ATGATGCGCGCGCTCGGCCCGTACCTCGCCCTGGAGGTCCGGCGGACACTGCGGGACCCCTCGTTCCTGGTCTTCACCGTCGCCATGCCGGTACTGATGTACCTCCTCTACTCAATGAGAATGGCGGCCCTAGGGCCGCCACCTGCACGTTCCCATCGAGGGCTCCCCTGAGTGGGAAACAACTGGGAGATGATCACCCGTCATTGGTCTCGGCCGAGACGGGCTCCGCGGCCATGAACTTCTGGTACCGCGCCTCCAGCGTAGCGGCGATCGAGCGTTCCTGCCCTACCGTCACGTTGCTGTAGATCCCCTCGACCCCAGGGACCTCGTGTCCCATTCGGCGCTCCACGGCGAAGCGCGAGTGTCCGTCCTCGTCCAACCACTCCTTGTGCCCGTGGCGCACGAGATACAGCCGCTTCCCCTTGTAGGCAGGCACCGGCGGCAGCACTGGTCGGATACTTCCATCCCTCCTCCTGATCTGCTCTGTCGTGCCTTCAGCCATCAAGCGCCAGTGCCTGTAGGAGAAGTTGACCGTGAGCAGCGAACTCCCGGACAGGGACGGGAACACCCACCGGCTATCGTGTGAAGCGAGCAGCTCCACCAGCATCTCCGCGAGGAACGGTGGGATCACCAGCGTGCGGTAGCTGTGGTACTTCGGCGGCAGGAACGTGGCCTCGCCGTTGAGGTACTGGATCTGCCGCTCCACCCGGATCGCCGGCATCCTCTCGCCTGTGCCGTACCGCAGGGCGTCGTCGGCGTACCGCTCCTCCTCGTCGGGGTCGACCCGAGGGTCCGTGTCGGGCCAGGCCGGGTAGCAGTAGTCCCGCGTCAGCCCGTACAGCTCACCCGGGCGGGCGCCGGTCATGGCCATGGTCCACATGAAGGTCTTGACGGCCAGCCCGCCGACCTCGGCACCGTTCTCGGCGAGCTGCGCGACGCTCTCGATCGCCATCTCACGCTTCCGCTCGCGCTTCTTCGGCTGATGCCGCCCCCGCTTCCGCTTCCGCTCCACCGGGGAGGTGCGCAGCAGCCTGGGCACGGCGTCGTCCAGCATCATCCCCGTGAGCAGCAAGCAGATTTGCGCCTCCGCAGGCCCGGCTGTGGACTCAATGTGCTTCTTGAAAGCGCGGAAGGCGAGTACGTCAACGTCGGGCACCGCGGTGCGGCGCGCCTCCCAGTAGGGCCTGATGTGGTTGCGGACGCTCGCCTTGTACCGGCGCTCCGTCAGTGGGGCGACGTCGAGCGTCTCCATCCAGTCGTCGATCCACTCGACCATCAGCGTCTTGGCGTCCTGCGCGCGCACGCCGATGCCGTGCCGGATCTCGTAGAGCTTGTCGAGGCCGTGCTGGTACGCCTCGTCCTCGTCGGTGAAGCCGCCCTTGGACTCGTACCGCTTGCGGCCGTTGGGCAGGTACTCGCCGCTCCACCACTTCACGCGGCAGGTGCCGCCGCGCCACTCCAGGTGGACGTGCTGGTCTCTCGGCACGCTCCCCTCCTTCGGTAGTGCGCCCCGGCCGGCGGGCCGGGGCTTCGCACCCATCCTCCGTCAGTTGCTCTGCCCCAGGGGGCAGCTCCGGCACGTACCGCAGTCTCCTCCTACGGCGTCCACCAGCTCCCGCATGGCCGAGGCAGCTTGCTCCGGGTCACGGGGGTTGCTGGGTACTACGCAGACGATCTTCCGGTCGAGCTTGAAGACGTGCCCCAGGAACGCGTCTCCGTAGTCGACTATCAGCGCGTCAGTGTGCATGGCTCCCCCTACGTCTCGGAGATCGGGAAGCCTCCAAGGGCGTCCACCGACTCTGCCATGCGGAGGGCCTGTTGGGACCAGATAGGGCCAAAGTGACGTCGGGAAATGACGGTACTCAGGAGTAAACCGAAAGGGTTGTACGCCTTTCGAGTGAACTTCGTCAGATGATCCCGCGCTCCCTCAGCTCTTGCACGGCGCGGTCACTCAGCTCGCGGATCTCCTCGGCGGTCAGTCCGCCCGCCGTGGAGATTGCCGCCAGCTGGATGGCGTCGCGGGCCCGCGAGTCGCGATCGGCGGGCGACACCTCGCTGATCTCGGCGCCCGGCGTCTCGGCCGGCCGCGTCGCAACGGGCTCTTCACCTGCAAGGACGGAGGCCGTTGAGCCCGGCGCCCACCCGAGGACTGGGTCCATCTTGGCGTAGCTCATCTCCCTCACCGGCTCCCCCTCCTCGACCCGGCGCCAGGTGTCCTTCGACATCCCGGCGTGAGCGGCAGCGAGTTTGCGAGCAAGGCCCAGCTCGAGACGGCGGTCCTTCACGTATCGAGCGAGGCGGGCGAGGTCGGGGGTAGCCATGGCGGACATCCTCTCAGGGCCAAGCAGGGCCAGCTAGGGCCACCACGCGATAAGGCCGGAATCGGGACCAGCGCATATGCCGCAGAGCTACAACGCGCTACCTAGCGCTACCAGCTCGGGTGCAACTAGATCTAACTAGCGCTGGACACCGGAGCTAACTAGGGCTACCTTCAAGGCATGCACCAGCGCTCACCTCTCTTCACGGTGGACGGCGACGTCATACGCGAACTGCGCATGACGGCAGGTGTCGACACCTCTGATCTGGCCGAACGCGCAGGCATCAGCCGGCGCTACCTCAGCCACCTGGAGAACGGCACCCGCTCACGCATGAGGCCCGCCGCCTACGCCCGGCTCCGCCAGGCCCTCGGGGCGGCCGAAAACGAACTACTCGCATCGAAGGAGTGACATGCCCAGCGAGAAGTACCTCAAGTACCACGTGCCGAAGCCCCCGGCGGACGTGAACCAGGAGTTCATGACGGTCCAGGAGACCGCCTACGTCCTCGGCTGCAGCGTCAAGGTCGTCCGCGCCCGCATCAAGGACCTCGGCCTGCGCGCCGCCGTCGGCCGCCGCATCGTCACCAGCCGCGACGACCGCCTCGCCATCCACGAGGCCGCCCGCGCCGGTGGACCGCGCCGCCCCGGCCGCCCCCGCAAGCTCCGCGCCGCCGCCTAGAACGCGGCCAGCCCCCGCGCCGGGCTCTCACACACCGGCAGCAGGGGCCTCGCGATCCACCCAACGCATCTCGAAGAGAAAGGGGACCGCGTGTCCTCCATCATCCCTCAGCCGAGCGAGGTCGTGAAGCTCGACCTGTCCGCCGGCTCCGTGCACACCGTGCTGGTCGACGGCCAGCCGCACGTCGTACTGAAGCCCGCCGTCGAGGACTTGGGCCTCAGCTACCCGGCCCAGTACCGCAAGCTCCAGACCCGCACCTGGGCCTCCGTTGCTCAGACGGCAACGCAGATGCCCGGTGATGACCAGGCCCGGGCCCACACGACAGTGCCGGTCCGCACCTTCCTGATGCTGCTCGCCACGGTGAACGAGAACCGTGTGGCCGAGGCCGCCCGCCCGACGCTCGTCGCGTTCCAGAACGAGACGGCCGACGCGATCGAGGCGTACTGGACGCAGGGCGGCGCGATCAACCCGCGGGCGACAACGGACCAGCTGGACTCGCTGGTGGCCCGCGCGAAGCAGCAGGCGGAGGTGCTGTCGATCCTGTCGGGGATCGTCTCGCCGGACTGGCTGGAGACGAAGGCCCGCCTGGTCGCGGCCCGTGCGCTGGGCGAGGAGCCGGAGGTCGACCCGCTGGACGTGCCGCTGTACGTCCCGGACTTCCTGAAGAGCAAGGGCCTGACGAGGGGCCAGATCAACTCGGTGCAGTCGTGGTTCGGCCGGCGGGCGGCGTCGCTGTTCGAGGCGGAGCATGGCGAGAAGCCGGGGAAGCGGCAGGCGGACACGACGTCGGGCGCCGTGCGCGAGACCTACGCGTGGACGGAGCGGCACCGGCCGGTGTTCGAGGAGACCTGGGACCGCTACTACGCGAACCAGTTCCCCACCCAGATGCAGCTCGGCGGTGCGGCATGACGACGAACCCCTCCTCCCCGCGCGAGTCCCTGGCTCACACGCTGGCGACGTTCGCCGACGAGCCGGACACCGGCATGGCCGTCGTGGCCACCCGCAACCAGCCCGTGCGCGGCGCGGTGACCGGCCTGACGTGGGGCGACCTGCGCGCCCTCGCCGCCGAGGCGACCGCCCGCCCGGTCCGCTCCGAGCGGTCCCGGTGGCAGGCCCTCGCCGACGCCCTCAACGAGATCGACGTGGCTGGCATCGACCTAGACGGCACGATCGCCGGCCACAACGCATGGTCCGTGGTCCGGGATCGCGACGCCGGCTGGATGGTCTCCGGCTACGACGCCGAGGCGGGTGAGTCGCGATGAAGACGAAGAACCTGGCCGCCGTCGCGGATGCCTGGAACGCCGCCCACCCGGTGGGTACGCCGGTCGTCGCCTTCCCCGGCTTCCGCCCGGAGGACGACCGGGATTGCGAGCGGCTCGTCACCCGCACTCGTACCGCCGCGTGGGTCCTGAGCGGCCACACCCCGGTGGTGATGGTCGAGGGCCACGGCGCGTGCATCTCCCTGACGCACGTGGACCCGGCGCCCGTCACGGACCTGACCGCCCTCGCCGCCGGCCTGGACGCCTCCGCCGCCCGTATGCGCCGCCTGCACGAGGGCGCGCTCGCCGAGCAGCGGCACCTCCTCCACGACGCCGACCCCGACAGCACCGTCCCCGTGATCCGCGTGGACCTCACCCACCCGCGGAGGGCCGCATGAGCACCGCCTACAGCCACACGTACTTCCTGGACGGCAAGCTCGACGTCACCGGCACGACCGCAGTAGCGCCTGTGCTCTACGTCGAGCCGGACGGCCGCCACCGTGGTCCCCACGTCAGCTTCCACATCGACAGCAAGCTCACGGCCGAGGAGCAGGCCGACATCGCGGACTGCTTCGCCAGGGCCGTTGCGTCCTGGGCGGCCGAGCTGCGGGCGAACGCCGACAAGCAGCGCACCACGGCCGACGAACTGGCCGCCGCCAAGGCGGAGATCGAGCGACTGCGCGCCGAGCAGGGCGGTTGGGCATGACCGTCTGCCTGATCAAGGCCCGCCGCGAGGACATCGTTCAGGCCGTGGTCGCGGCGGTGGACCTGGAGTGGCGCGAGGCCCTGGGCCCCGAGACCGGCTGGCCGTCGCACCTGTGCGCCGCCTACGCCGAGCACCTCACCCGCGCCGCCCAGCGCGCCGCCGAGCTCACAGAGATCCCGGCCGAGTACCTGGCCTACCTGCGAGGGGGCTCCGATGCGTAGCCCGTGGTCGCTCGCCGAGGAGCGCGCCGAACGGCCCGAGGACGGGGAGCGCTTCCTGCTGGCGTTCAACGCCGGCTGGCAGGTGGCCCTGGCGCCCGACATCGACGCCGAGGCCCGCCGCCTCCTCACCGCCGACGCCGTGTCCGAGGCCGGATGGGTGGAGGGCGTCACCGCCCGCCGCGCCCACCGCGCCTGCGGACACCCCACCACCTGCACCTGCGACGCCTGCCGCGTCCGCCGAACCGCCACCAGGGGGAACCGATGACCGAGATCGAAGCGTTCCGCCCCTTCACTCTCAAGCAGGTGCCGTCCGTCACCTACGTCAAGGGCGCGACCTACCGCAGCGACCGGACCTACGTCGACGCGGACGGATGCCAGTGGAGTCACGCCGGGGTTCTCGACGGATCCCCCATGTGGCGCCGAGAAGACGAAGCCACCGCCTGGTCTCTCCCTGTCGCCATCGAGAGGTACGGCCCGCTGATGGAGCGCCGGAGCTGCCCCGGCCGCGCCCAGACCGCCGACGTCGAGCCGTGCGACGACTGCCCCGGCCGGCCCGACTGCCGCTGCGCCGACGGCCACACCGACCCCACCACCTGCACCTGCGGAACCCCGGGAGGGGACTCGTGAACCCGATACGCACCCGCACCCGGGGCCGTCACCGCGGCGCCACCCCCGCCGAGCTGCGGGCCGCGCACGCCGAGGACGTCCGCACCATCGACGCCCTGCGAGCCGAGGTCGCCACGCTGACGCTCCAGCTCGACCAGGCGTCGGTCGACGTGTCCGGCGCGCTGGAGGACCGGCGCATCGCCCGCGCCGAACTCGCCCAGGCCGAGCAGGCCGTGGCCGACCGGGACCGGCGCATCGCCGACCTCGAGCACCGCCTCGCCGTCGGGGTCCGCGCCGAGCACGTCATCGCCGACACCCAGCCCTGCCCCACCGTCGCCCCCGGCCGGTTCGAGCGCGGGCCCGTCCGCCGCCTCGGCGCCAGCCCCCTCGCCGACACCGTCGAAATCCCCCGGCCCGACGCCGCCTGATCGCCCGGCGGGGCGGTGACACCCCCGCCCCGCCGGCGCCCCACCCCTTCGAAGGAGCAACCCCATGAGCACGCACGCCACCCCCATGCCCATCACCCCGGAGATCGCCTCCCACGTCCTGCATCACTTCGGCCACGGCGGCTACGAGGCCGGGACCTTCACCCGCCACCTGCTGTCCGCCATGGACACCGCAGACCCGGCCAACCTTGCCCGCCTCGGCGAGGCATTCCCCGGCTACGCCGCCGCCGTCGTCGGTATCAAGTACGACCCGGAAGGGGTCCCCGCTCTCCAGCGCATGGCCAGCATCGGGCTCACCTGCATCACCTGCGACAGCACCAGCGGCCCGTTCATCTCCTCCTACTCCCACACCCTGTGCGAGACGTGCCACCAGAGGCAGCGGTGACCGGCGTGACGCCGGGCGCCTACGACATTCCGGCCGACGTCTACCACGCCGACCCGGTGCCCGGCGGCAGTCTCTCGTCGACCGGCGTGCGGCGCCTCGCGACCAAGAGCCCGGCCACGTTCCGCTGGCACCTCGACAACCCGCAGCCGTACAAGGCCGCGTTCGACTTCGGGACCGCCGCGCACAAGCTGGTCCTCGACGACGGGCCCGAGCTGGTCGTCGTCGACGCGGACCGCTGGGACACCAAGACCGTGAAGGCCGAGGTCGCCGCGATCCGCGCCCAGGGCAAGCTGCCGCTGAAGCAGGCCGCCTTCGACCAGGTGCAGGCCATGGCCGCCGCCCTCCGCGAGCACCCGGAAGCCGCCGAGCTGTTCGAGCCCGGCTCCGGCACCGCCGAGCTGTCGCTGTTCTGGGAGGTTGAGGACGGCGTGTGGGGCCGGGGCCGCTACGACTGGCTCCGCCACGACGGCCGCGGCGTCGACTACAAGTCGACCCGGTCCGCGCACCCCAACGACCTGCCGAAGGCCGTCCACGACTACGGCTACCACCAGCAGCAGGAGTGGTACACGGACGGCGGTCTCGCCCTCGGCCTCGTCGACGAGGAGCGGCCCTTCTCCTTCGTCTTCCAGGAGAAGGAGCCGCCCTACCTGGTCACCGTCACCACCCTCGACCCGGTCGCCCGGCACATCGGCCGCCACCTCAACCAGGTCGGCGTCAACGCCTACCGCTGGTGCCTCGCCCACGGCGAATGGCCCGGCTACCTCCCCACCCCCGTCACCTCGCTCCCCGCCTGGGTCGAGCGCCAGTACGCCTAGGAGCCACCCATGACCCTGCCCCCGCCCGTCCACGTCGGCCGCACCACCCGGCCCGAGACTCCCGCCCCAGACTTCGCGTTCCGCCCCGCCGACAAGGCCGGCCGCAAGGCCCGCCTCTCCATCCAGGGGCAGTCCGGATCCGGCAAGACCTGGACCGGCCTCAGCATCTGCCACGGCCTGTCCGAGGGCCGCAAGTTCGCCGTCATCGACACCGAGAGCGGCGCGGCCAGCCTGTACGCCGGGGTCGGCGGCGTCGAGTTCGACACCGTCTCGATGGACCGCTACGACCCCCGCGACCTGATCCGCGTCCTCGACTCCGCAGCCCAGGCCGGGTACCCCACCGTCTTCGTCGACAGCCTCTCCCACTTCTGGAAGGGCACCGACGGCACCCTCGAGCAGGTCGACAGGGCCAGCAGCCGGTACGGCGGCAACAAGTTCGCCGGCTGGAAGGACGGCACCCCGATCCAGAACGACATGGTCGCCGCGCTCCTCGCCTACCCCGGCCACGTCGTCGCCTCGATGCGCTCCTACACGGAGTGGGTGCTGGAGAACGGCAAGCCGAAGCAGGTCGGCACGAGGCCCGAGCAGCGCAAGGGCATCGAGTACGAGTTCGACGTGGCCGTCGCCATGGACATCGACAACACCCTCGAGGTCCTCAAGTCCCGCTGCCCGGAGCTGAACCGGAAGGTCATCAAGCGCCCGCAGGGAGCCCGTGACGTCGCCGGTCCGCTCCTCGCCTGGCTGAACGCCAGCCCCGGGCCCACGCCGCCCGCCGCCCAGCCGGACGCCTGACCCACCGCCTACCGGTGCCGCCCCGCCCGAATCGGGGCGGCCCCGGAGACCAGGAGACCATCATGCAGCTCCAGTTCCCCACCCCGGTGGTGGGCACGGTCGACCCGGCCGCCGGCGAGACCGCGAAGCGCGACGGCATCGCCCGCGCCATCGACGCCACCCCGGCCGACTGGGCCGACGCCTGCCGCGCCGCGATAGAGGAGATGGCCCGCCGCGGCCAGCCCTTCCAGGCCGCCGACCTCGTGGCCGAGGGGCTCGTCGACGAGCCGGACAGCACCGCGCGGTGGGGCGGCGCCTTCTCGGCGGCCGCAACGAAGGGCGTCATCCAGCACGCACCAACGGGCACCACGAAGTCCAAGCGCGCCACCGTCCACCGCAGCCTCTGCCGCCAGTGGATCGGCACCCCGGAGTACCGGACGGAGGCCGCCGCATGAACGTCATCATCTGCTACGCGACCTGCTGGGGCTGCAAGTTCGGCAATTGCTTCGACCCGCCGCAGCAGCACCCCTGGTGGGACGGCGACGACGTCGATGCGGCCGAGGCGGCCGGTGACGCACCGCCCGAGGGCGACTGCGCCTGCCCCTGCGCACGCCCGGAGGCCGCCGCGTGACCACCCTCGCCGCCGTCCTCGACTTCGTCCACACCGTGTGGCTCGTCGCCCAGGCCGTCCTCGCCATGACCGTCCTCGCGGCCACCGCCGCCATTACCTACGCCGCGATCACCACCACCCGCTGGGGAGGAGCACGATGAGCACCGCCGTCCGCACTCCGCCGCACCACAACACGCTGACCTGCTACACCGACTACCAGTGCCGCCGCCCCGAGTGCGTCGACCGGTACAACGTCCGCAACCGAGAACGCCTCCAGGCCCAGAAGGCCGGCACCTGGACCGGGCTCATCGACGCCGAGCCCGTCCGGCAGCACATCCTCCAGCTCGGCGCCATCGGCATCAGCCCCAGCGACATCGCCGCCACCGCCGACACCAGCATCCAGTCCGTCCTGGAGTTCATCCGCCCCGTCCCCGGACGGGGCCGCCGCCACCGCACCTCACCTGCCATGGCCGCGCGGATCCTCGCCGTCGGTCCCGACAACGTCGTGCGCGCCGTCGTCGACGCCACCGCCACGCAGCGCCGCCTCCAGGCCCTCGCCGCCCTCGGGTGGCCCATGAACCACACCGCCCTCCACGCCGGGCTCAGCACCACCAACATCACCAGCATCCTCACCCGCTCCCGGGTCACCGCCGCCACCGAGCAGGCCATCGCCGACGCCTACGACCAGATGCGCCGGCAACGGCCCGAAAACCACCGGGTCAGCCGCGGCCAGGCGAAGAAGACGCGCCGCTGGGCCGCCGCCGCCCGCTGGCCCAAGCCCAGCTACTGGGACAAGCACCCCGACGCTCTCGGCGACCCGCACTTCCAGCCGCTCTACAAGGTCACCCCCGGCGAACTCGTCGCCGAGGACGCCCGCTGGCTCCTCAACGGCGGCGTGTCCATGGAGCACGTCGCCAAACGCCTCGACAAGACCACCGACTACATCACCCAGGTGCTCCGCCAGTACCCCGGAGGTGCCGCGTGACCGCCCCGGCCGCCATAGCCGCCGCCTGCGGCGCCTGATCCGAACCACCGAGAGAAGAGACCTGATGGGCTACGAACTCCGCCGGCAGCTGCGCGAGGTGCTGGGTCCGAACATCACGGGCCTTCAGCGTGCGGTCGCGCTGGAGATCGCCGACGACGCCAACGAGGCGACGCGGCGGTCCCTGGCGCCGCTGGAGGACCTCGTGCGGTGGACGGGGGCGAAGGACGGCAGCGTCGTCCGGAACGCTCTGAAGCGGCTCGCTGCGAGCGGCTGGGAGTTCCGTGTCCCGATCGGCAAGGGGAAGGACGGCCGGGTCCTGTACGCGGTGCCCGGCCGCCGGATGACGTTCGTCGTGCCCCCCTTCGAAGGGGTAGCCACGGCTACCCCTTACGAGGAGAAGGGGGAGCAGGGGCTCACTCAAGGGGGAGCCACGGCTCCTTCAGAAGGTGCCACCACTACCCCTTCCAACTCCCAAGGGGGAGCAGGGGCTCATTCAGAAGGAGCCACGGCTCACTCAGAAGGAGCCGTGGCTACCCCCTCTTCCTCAGACCCCTCAGACCCCTCAAGAGATAAAGACTCTTCGCGCGCGGCCGAGCACCACCTCGAAGCCTTCGGAGCGTTCTGGCTGACCTACCCGAAGAAGCGCGCCCGCGAGGAAGCCAAGAAGGCGTGGATCGCCGCCCTCGAGCGCGGCGCTGACCCCCAGCGGATCGTCACCGCCGCCACGGCCTACGCCAACGAGCGGGCCAACGAGGACCCCAAGTACACGAAGCACCCCGCCACCTGGCTCAACAAGGGCTGCTACGACGACGAGCCCGAGACGCCCCCGCAGCGCCGCCTCCGCGTCGTCGGCGGCCACCAGCCCTACCAGCCCCCGGCCGACCACTCCGTCTACGAGAACGGATTCTGACCATGCGACACCCCACCCGCCTCGGCGGAGACACCCTCGTCCACCGCCTCCAGCAGATGCTCGCCGACCGCGGCCTCGACCAGACCGCCGCCGGCCCCATCGACGACGAGCCCCGCCCCGACGAGCCCGGCCACCCCGCCTACCACCGGGCCCGCCGCGCCGAATGGGCCCTCGCCCGCTGGCAGACCGCCACCCCCTACCGCTACCAGCAGGCCACCGCCGCCCACCCCCAGATCACCGCCTGGGCCGACCGCGCCATCGACGACCCGAAGAAGGCCGGGTTCCTGCTGATGACCGGACCGTTCGGCACCGGCAAGACCCACCAGGCCTACGGCGCGCTCCGCCGCATCGCCGACGCCGGACCCGACCGGTACGAGGTCATCGCCACCACCGCCCCCGACATGTACGCCCTGCTCCGCCCCGGCGGCTCCGACCGCGGCGCCGAGTACGAGCTGAAGCGCCTCATGCAGGTGCCGCTGCTCCTCATCGACGACCTGGGCACCGAGAAGATCTCGGAGTTCACCGAAGAGGCCACGTACCGACTGCTGAACGAGCGCTACAACGAGTGCCGCCCGCTGATCATCACCAGCAACCTGCCGCCCTCCGACCCCACCGGCGGCCCCGACCTCAACGAGAAGCTCGGCCAGCGCATCACCTCCCGGCTCTCGCAGATGACCACCGTCGTGCCCATGGGCGGCAACGACCGCCGCCGGCCCGCCAGCGGGGGCGCCGCGTGAACGCCGACGACCCCCGCATGGCCCGCGTCGACTGCGACATCGCCCGCCTCGGCTACGCCGACGGTCAGACCGGCATCGAGATCGCCGAGCAGTGGGTCGTCGTCCACCTCGACGCGCTCCTCGCCGTCACCGCCGGCCGGGCCCGGGACCCGCGCTCGTTCCCCGGCTTCGGCGACGGCTCCACGCAGGAGACCGCCCGCCGGATCATCGCCCGCCTTCTCGACGCCGGCTGGCGCCCGCCCGACACCGACTGCCTCGACCTCCCGGAGGAGACCCGATGACCACGACCGGCGCCCCGATGCCCGCCGCCCTGCGCGCCACGCTGCGCACGGTCCGCCACCCGGCGCAGGCCACCCCCTGCCCGCACTGCCGCGCCGCCATCGGCCGCTCCTGCACCACCGTGTCCGGCCGCCGCACGCTGCCCGAGGTTCACCACGGGCGGATCGTCGCCCACGCCCGCCGGGTCGCCGCCTGCGGCCGGTGCGGGGCCCAGCCCGGACACCCCTGCCACGACGACGGCACCACCCGCCACGACACCGTCCACGCCGAACGGCACGTCGCCGCCGAGGGGGTGACGGCGTGACCGCCCGGGAGCGGCTGCTCGCCGAGGAGCTGCCGACGGGAACGTTCGGCCGGGGAGAGCGCCCGAGGCGGCCGGCACCGCGCCCCTGGACGCCGGAGGAGCAGGCCGCCCACTACGCCGAGCTGGCCGCCGCCCTCGGCGAACCGCTGCTCCGGGTCGTCCCGGGGGCCGCCGCGTGACCGCCATCGCCCCGCACCCGAACTCACCCCGCTGGCGGGACCGCCCGATCGTCACCCTGCCCCTGCCCGGCGACGCGCCCGTCCCGGCCGCTGTACGGCCGCCTGACGGCCCGGGAGGCGGCGAGAGTCCCCGTGCCGCATGCCGGGACTGCGGACGCGTCCTGCGGCGACCCAGGCCCTCCGGGCTCGGGCCTGTGTGCGAACGGAAGCAGCGGACGCCGCGCGCCACCATCCCCGCCCCACGCCCGGACGACGTTCTCCCCGGCCAGACCGAGCTGGCGCTCACCGACCACCAACCCACCCTCTGGAGCCTCTGATGACCGAGCCTCGCCACGCCGACACCCTCCGCGCCGACCTGCTGCACGCCCTCGACTTCGCCTACTGCTCCGGTGTGGGCTACGAGACGCCGGAACAGATGCTCAACGCCTACGACGCTGCCCGCAACGCCGAACGCCGCGCGCCCGCCAACCCGGCCACGGAGGTTGAGCGGCTGCAAGACGAGATCCTCGACCTCCGCGCCGAGCGGGAGAAGCTGCGTGATCTGCTCCGAGCGGAGGGTGCCCGCGCCGACGCAGCGATCAAGCGCGAAGAAGTCGCGGAGGAAGCCGAGCTTGAGGCGTGCGCCGACCACGCCGCCGAGCTGCGCCGTATGGACGCCGAGGCCGAGACGGGCGGTGCCCGGTGACCACCCAGCCCACACTCGCCACCCCCGGCCTCGACCGGCACATGACCGAGGTCGACGCGGAGCGCCAGCGTCAGCTCGCCCGCTTCGGCGACCAACACCACCCCGACGGCACCGGCAGCACCACCGACAAGGAACGCGCCGACGAAGCCCGCCGCCACTGCGACCACACCACCCACACCGGGCAGCTCACCTGGAACGACATCCTCACCGAGGAAGTGTGTGAGGCACTGGCCGAGTCCGACCCGGGCCTGCTGCGTGCCGAGCTGGTGCAGGTGGCTGCGGTCGCCTTGGCGTGGATCTCCGACCTCGACAGCCGCACGGACCAGATCCCCCCTGCTGCCATGTGCACCACCGATGAAGCTGCCGGATGGATGAACGCCGCTGCCGAATGCAACAAGGCCGGTGGAGCCTACGCCGCGCGTGGGGCCCATGACGCGGCAAGCGCCGCCTTCACGCTCATGGAGAAGTTCCTTATGGAGGCGGGCAAGGCCGACTACGTGGCCACCCCGTGCAGCGCTCCGGATTACTGCGAGGACGGCGGCGAACCTTGCTCCGTGCACGAGCGACTGATGGGCCACGTGGAGGGTGACCACGAACTGTGTGCCCCGGATTGTGGGGAGCCGTGGATGCGCCGCATGGCCGAGACGGGCGGTGCCCGATGACCACCACCATCCGCTCCTGCCCGTTCTGCCTCATCATCGACGGCCAGGCGCCCGCCACGATCGTCCACGACTGGTCTGACGCCATCGCCATCGTGCCGCTCGGCCCGGTCGTCGAAGGCCACACCCTCGTGATCCCCAAGACCCACGTCAGCGACTTCGCGGACGACCCCGACGTGACCGGGGCGACCGCACGCCGGGCGGCGCAGCTCTGCCGTGACCTGGATCTGGTGCACGCCAACCTCATCACCAGCCGAGGTGTCCACGCTACGCAGTCGGTTTGGCATCTCCACCTCCACCTTGTTCCTCGTGCCGCGAACGACGGGCTTGCCCTGCCCTGGCACAGCGGCCACTTCCGGAAGGCGGTCGCGTGACCACCGCCAACGCAACCCGCCTCACCCTCACAACGCCTCAGGAGTAGCCATGACCACCAGCGTCAACCCCACCCAGCAGCTCCTCGTCGAACTCTCCGAACTCCACATGCGCACCCACAGCACGCCCAGCCCCAAGCACCCTGAAGCGTTTGGCTGGCGTGCCGTCACCGGCTCCACGGCCGCGCTCGCCGCCCGCGCCCTCCACGCCCTCGCCGAGGTCGACCCGGGCAGGGCCGCGAAACTGGCCGCCTGGTACGAGGGGCCGCTCGGTGAGGGCCCGAATCCGGTGGAGCACACCGCGTGGACGGCCCGGCATGTCGCCCGGGACGAGGCGGAGGTCGAGCAGTGGGCTGCGGAAGCCCGCGCCGCGTCCCGTCGGGCCGCCGAGTACGTCGCTTCGGAGGGAGACGCCGCATGACGACTGCTCTGGTCCGGTACACGGCTGACTCGATCACCGACGATGCCCGTGACGACCTGTACGCGCGCCTTGCCGCACTGGAAACCCAGGCGCAGCAGCAGGCACGCCTCGACCGGGCCGCCGCGTACAACGCCACCTGGGCGCGGATACGCGACCTCGGCACGCACATGCCCGCCGACACCCTCCACCGCAACGCCATGATCTGGCGCGCCGTCAACGGGGCCCTGGACGCCGCCGGCACGCCCACCCTCGACCGTCTGGAGACACCGTGACCAGCACCCCGCCCGACACGCAGCAGCTCCGTGACCGCATCGCCGACGCTATCCGGGCCGCCACCTGCCCCGGCGAGTGCGGTAACAGCACCGAGGACGAGTGCCGCCGCACTCGCTTCCAGCCCGTCGTCTGGTATCAGGGCCGCGTCATCGAGGTCGACATGTCCGGACCCGTCGACCGCATCGCCGCCCTCATCGCCGACGCCCTCACCAAGGAGACGCCGTGACCGAGCAGACCACCCCTGATCCCTACGCCGACGGCGTGTGCACCTTCGGCGAGGGCGAAGCGCCCGGCTCCGGATGCATCAGGCCCGCAGGCCACACCGGCGCCCACTACGTCACCCCCGGCGACGTCGACGACGAGGAGTGGGACCGGTGACCGCCATCCCGCTCGTGCAAGGCCGCTGCCCCGCCTGCGGATGGTCCAGCCTGTTCCTCGGCGTTGGCGGCTACATCACCTGCTCCCGCATCGACTGCCCCACCCCAGAAGCTGCCAGCACTCTCCTCGAACACGCGCATGTGGGCGGGCAGTGGCGTGTCGAGTTCTACGACGGTGGCACGTGGCGGCCGTGCGGCGGGCCGTTCGACGACTATGCGGCTGCGGTGAGGCATCAGCAGCACCTCGACGCGGAGCTGCCGACGTGGCGGGACGAAAGCGTGGTCCGCCGCCGTACCGTCCGCTGCCGCGACCACGACTGGACGGAGGCGCGGCGATGAGCGGCGACCCCTATGGAGAGGTTCTCTCTGCCGCACCGCCTGTCCTTGCCGAGGCTGCGATCCGTCGAGTCCACGAACTCCTCGAAGCTGGCGCCGACACCGCCGACATCCACGAGGTGGTCACCACGTCGGTCGCGCTGCTGAACATGCACCAGCAGAATCGGCCCGGCCGGAAGCGCGCCTGGCTGGCCAAGGTCACCAGCTTCGCCTTCCCTCGAACCTTCGCCACCGCATGGGGCGACACCGGCGAACACCACGTGTGCTTCACAGCCTCGATCACGAAGGGCGGCAAGCAGGCCGTCGGCCGAGAGATCGAAGTGCAACTCCCTGTCGCGGATGCCGAACGGCTCGCTCAGCAGATGCTCCGCATGGTCGAGTTCCAACGCGGCCAGACCGCTAAGGCATCCCCCGCCAGCCCGCTGCCGGAACGCCGCCGCGCCCCCTGCTCCTCCGTCACTTTTCGCCTCCTGCCGCACCAGCCGCACGACTGGGAGCCGCAGCCCGGCATGGAGCCCGTCCACTGCCCCGGCTACCTCGCCGCCTGAACAGCGCCATCGGCGGTCCGCCCCCACCGGGCCGCCTCGCTGCCTCTGAAGGAGCCCCCGTGATCCGCGAAGACAAGTTCTTGATCTCCCGCAAGCCCTACGCCGTCGACCTCAGCAGCCTGCGCGGCAGCCGCACCGACACCCCGCAGGGCCGCAACGACTACACCTTCAACGGCACCATCAACGCCGTCTGGTTCCGACGCCGCAGAGGCGTCACCGTCGCCTGCATCGGACACCTCTGGGACCTCCAGCACCCCGAGCCCGCCGACGCCCGCCAGTTCCTGGAACAGCACACCGACGGCCGCTACGGAGGAGACACCCACGGTCGCTGGGACGGCGACTCGTACTGGGGCAACGTCACCCTCATCGAGCAGCAGCGGCACCTCGCGATCCTCCAACCGATGCTCGCGCACTACCCGGCCGTCCCGGACGGCTACGACGGCTGGTGGCGCTTCACCGCCGCCTGACCGCACCACCCCGGGCGGCCCGTCCCCGTCGGGCCGCCCGTCCCGCCACCACCCGCACCATCCGCAAGGAGCCCGCCGTGACCACTACCGTCACCACCGCTTGCGTCGTCTGCCACTCCGCCCTCTGGCACGACGAGGCCGGCCGCATGGCCTGCCGCCGCTGCACCCTCCGCATCAGCGACGACCTCGCCGCCCTCCCCGGCCTGTACAGCCAGCTCGGCGGCGCGCTCATGCCCGGCTCCGGCGCCGGGGGCCCGGCCGTGTCCGGCAGCCGCACCGCGCCGCTCCCGCTCCGCCTCGCGCCGCTCAGCCTCGCCGCCCGCGGCGGGGTCGTCACCGTGCTCCAGACCTGGCTCGTCGATGTGCACGACCTTCTCGGGTACCCGCATCCGCGGTGGGAGGGCGACCTCGTCGGCCAGTGCCGCCAGGTCGTGGCCCGGCTTCAGCTCCTCCTGCCGTGGATCGCCGAGAACCACCCCGCCGTCGACGACTTCGCCCACGAGGTGCGCCGCACCCGCGCCGAGTGCGAGCAGGCCATAACCGGCGAACGCCCCGTCCGTACCGTCGCCGTCGCCTGCCCGTGCGGGGCCGTGCTGCGGATCACCCTCGACACCCTCGGCCGGCGGTGCGCGTGCGGAGAGCAGTACGGGCAGGAGCAGCTGCGCGACCTGCCCCTCGCCGAGCGGCGGGTCGCGGCATGAGCGACAGCCCCGAGACCCCGGCGTCCGGCCGCATCCCCCTCGTCCAAGGCTCCGACGGGCACGCCTACATCCCCGCCGACCTCGTCGTCGACCTCCTCCGCGCCATCGCCAGCGCCCACCGCAACCTCGCCGACGACCCCGACTGCGACCTCCACACCGCAGCCGCCGCCATCGACCAGGAAGCCGACGCCCTCAGCGTCAACGTCATCCTCAACACCGCACCCACCCGGGAGACCCCGTGACCAGCACCGACTGGCTGAACCTCGCCGCCTGCATCCTGTCGCTCGTCGCGCTCGCCTGCTGCGCGCTCACCGTCCGGCACAACCGGCGGACCCGCCGCGCGACCGCCCGCACCGAAGCCGCCCTGCGGGAGATCCAGGCGCGCAGGCAGCAGCCGCGAGGGCGGTAGGCAGCCCCGGCGCCCGACCTCCTGCCGGGCGCCGGGGCATAGCGGCCCAGCGGAGGCGGGCGATCTGGTCTACCCTCAACTCAGGCGCGGGGCCTACGGAGCCAGGCTGGCTCCCAGTTCACCAGGAGGCTCCTCGTGAGCCGTACAAACGAACTCGCGACCTACGACGTTGGCCTGCGAGGCGGAAGCCATGACGGGAAGACCATCCCCGTTACCGGCGACCCGATGACTCCTCCAGACGTCGTGTACGTGGCCCCTCCCGACAGCCCCGAGCTGAGGGAGGTATACACGCCCCGCCCAAACCCGGAAGGCCACGGGCCGATCTGGCTGTACGTCTACATCCGCACAGACGGACCCTCGATGTGACCTTCGGCGGCCCGCCCTCCATGGGTGGGCCGCCGCCCTACTCCGCCGGCAACCTCCGGGCGAGCCGCATCCGGACCTCGTCCGCCGCTCCGGCCCAGTCCGGATTCGATCCAGACAGCACCCCCAGCAGCGCCACCACGGCGCGCATCTCCGACAGAGTCAGCGCCTCCGTCCGGACCGTGTCCGGATCGTCCAGCCAGCCCCTGACCTGCTCCGCCACCTGCTCGTCGTCCATGCCCGGACAACGCGCGGGCGGCGGTCCGGACACGATCCGGATCAGTCCGGATGGATCGAGGTCGAAGTTCTCGAGATGAATGGGTTGCCATAATGCCGCGTGGTGCGGCATTATGGAGTCATCGCAACCGAGGGGGACCCGATGACCACCACCACCGCAGCAGCCGCCCAGGCCAACGTCACCGTCGCCACCATCCGCACCTGGTGCCGCCGAGGCGTCATCGCCGCCACCAAGCGGGCCGGCCGCTGGATCATCGACACCGCCTCCCTCGCCCACCGCATCACCATCGGCGCCATCAAGCGCAGGAGGACCCACATGGACCAGGCCCCGGCCGCGAACACCATGGCCAGCAAGGGCGACACCTACGTCGGCCGGTGGCCCAACGCCATCACCAGCCGCATCGGCATCAGCTTCGAGTACATCCCCGAGGCCATGCAGCGCCTCGGCATGCTCGACAACGACGCCGCCACCCGGTACCGCCTGGTTCGCAAGTTCTACAGCGAAGAACCCGCGAACGAGATCGCCGCCCTGACCCCCGAGCAGGCCATGCAGATCGTCGCCGCACTCAAGACCATCCAGGCTGAGATCCGTGCCGCAGCGCGCACCCACTGCTACTGCTGCGGCCTCCCCCTCAACCGGTACGACGAGTGCGACGGGTGCGGCGACCAGTGACCAGCCACCACCACCAGGAGAACCCCATGGCCACCGTCAGCCTCAGCCTGCGAGCCTCCGCCCCCAACGGGGACGAGGTCTACGAGGACATCGACCTCACCGCCCTCACCCCCCGCGCCCGAGCGCTCGCCGAAGCCCTTGCCCAGTCCTCACTGGGCAAGCGGGTCCGGGTCCTCATGCAGCACGCCGACACCGGCGAACTCCTCGGCTGGAGCGGCTGGAGTCACTACCCACACGACAGCACCATGCCCGCCATCACCTACCTGGAACGCGAATCCCGGAAGATCGCCCCGGGCTGGCACGTCTACGGAACCAGCATCGACCGCCCCATCCCCTCCCTGGCTGAGGCCGCCCAGGACCAGTACCTGACACGGGCGACCGCCATGAAGGCCCTCGACCTCACCCCCGACGAGTGGGACGCCCTGCGCCGGGCCAAGCACCTGCCCGAGCCGGACCGCTACATCGAGGGGCAGCCCGAGTGGACCCCCCAGACGATCGAGGCGTACCGCACCCGCCCGGTCGAGGCGTGGCCGCTGAGCCGCGTCGCGGAGTGGCTCGGCTACACGGGCCCCTCGGCGAACAGCACCGCCCGCCGCCAGCTCGGCCGCTGGTCCGTCCCCAAGCTGGGGCGCCTTCCCGGCCGGGGCGGCGAGACCCTGTACGCCGAGGACCAGGTGAAGGCCATCAAGGGAAGCCAGCCCGGCAGCGGGCGGCGGAAGGCGCCGCGCGAAGAGGGCGGGAAGTTCACCGGGGCATAGCAATCCGGACCGGCATCCGGCGCCCGACAGTGCGAAGGCCACCCCGAGGGGTGGCCTTGTGCGCGTCGGCCGGCTGTCGAACCGCCTGAAGCGGGTGCCGCCGTATCCGGCAGCAGACGACCATCCGCGCGGCAGCAGCCTACCTGCCAGCGCCGTCACCCGGCCCCGTACTCGTGGGCCGGAGCCCCGCGCCACTCCACCCACCCGGGGTCGTCGAGCAGCCGCGCACCGTCAGGCAGGCCGGCCTGGCGGAGGAACTCGACAACGTCCGCGTCCGAGTACGCGACGCCGATGACCTCGCCGCGGATCGTCATCCGCCGGCCGCCCGTCCCCCGCGGGGCATGCAGCACGATCGGAGCGCTCATACCCCCAGGGTCGCGCAGGTCAGCTACCCCAGCACCCCGAGGTCCGTGTCCGGCCGGCACATCGTGCACGCCTCCACGTCGACGAGGGCCCGCCGGGCCTGCTCAGCGTCGAGGGGGCGGACGCGGGACCCGGCGACCGGGCAGCCGCCGACGTGGACGGCGACGGGCGGGCCCGTGCCGATGCCGAGCTGCACGACGAAGGCGGGCGGGTCCGGGCGCACCTCCGCGCCGCGCCGGGCCTCGGCCTCCCGCTGCTCGGCCGCCGCGATCGCCTCATCGATCCTGGTCAGCCACATGGCGTGCCACGTCCGCAGCACGTGCAGACGCGGCAGATCGGCGGGCAGATCGGACATGTGTTCGAGTTTAGGCGGGTCGGTGTCGGCGGCACGCGGTAGGGTCCCCGCAACTATCCGCGCTACTGGCTGGCTGCTACCGCACGGACAACCGCCCCGCCCCCTGATGCAGGGGCGGGGCGGTTCGGCGTTGCGGGGGCGGCTACGGGCGGCGGCCGGTTATCCCGCGACCGCTCCGTAGCGGTCCTCGTAGGAGCGTCGCCGACGGGCCGCCCATCCAGGGAACAGGCCGGAAGCCTCGATGTGCTCTATCCAGGCGAGCTCACCCTGTCGCTCAGCCTCTTCCCATCCGTGCCCGGCGTCGCTCGCCTTATGGATGGCGCGCCTCTGCACTCGCGCCGCCTCTCCGCTGACCTTTCCTCGGACGCGGTTGTCAGCGATCCGCCCGAGGACGGCAGGGGTGACCGGGGCCTCGTAGTCCGTCTTGCACATGCGGTTATGAAGGGGCGCCTCGATCCTGATGGCGTTGGACTCTGCGGTGTAGGCGGCCGAGCGGTTCGGGTGCCACTCCTCCTCGCGGCGGGCAACCAGAGGCCACCACGACTTTCGGCGGTGCACCGCACACCTCCGGTCGGGGGCGTAGGACGAGCCGATGTACAGCAGGGTCCCGTCCGCGCTGAAGAGGCGGTAGACGGCTGCACGGCGCTGATTCGATACGCTCACGGGAGCGCCTTTCTCTTGCGGGAGCATGCGCTTTTCGGCCGGGCGGTGGACAGACCGCCCGGCCGTCTTGCTACTCGGCGGGCGTTCCGCCGTCCTTCTTCGGTGGCCGCTTCGATCCGCGCAGCCCCTTTCCGATCTGCTGGGCTCGCTCCGGCGTGACCTCGCCGATGATGCTGGCGATCTCCGGCCACGTCTTCTTCTGCTCATCCCGCAGCTCGCGCACGCTGGCCTGCCGCAGCTCGCGCAGTTGGGCGTGGTACGTGGGCCAGTCCCTGAGCGCCTGGGAGACGGCCGTGGTCCGCTGCGCCGGGTCCTCGATGGCTTCGAACGCCGCGAGAGCTTCCAAGAGCCTCTTCACCTCCTTGGGTTGGTCCGTCATGCCGGGCTCTCCTTCCTGCTCGAGAGCTCGACCGGACAACACAAACCCTAGGGCTTGCATTACCCCCTAAGCAAGCCCTAGGGTTTGGCTCGTCGGGTCGGGCACTCCTCGATCTGGATGAACAACGAAGGCCCCCGGTCGGCGCTGGAACGCCATGTGACCGGGGGCCGGACCCACCCACAACAGCGACGAAGGAGCAGGCCCGCATGAAGCGTAGCCGCCCCACCCTCAGCCCCAACAGCACCGGTCACCTGATCGAGCAGGTCCGCCGCAGCCTCGGCCTCCCGGTCGGCTGGGCCCCGCGCGCCGACCTCGGCGAGACCGCCACCAGCCTCCAGGTCTGGAGCCCCGCCGAGCTGGACGCGCTCTACGCCCGCACCGGCGGCACGGTCGCCCTCCAGCAGGCCGGCCGCACGGTCGCCGTCACCCTCACCACCCCCGGGCCCGGCGCCGAGCCGGTCGTCGTCACCACCGAGTGGGAGCCCGACGTCCACCCGGAGCACCTCCGCCTCCCCGTCCTCCAGGCCGCGCTCGTCCCGACGGGCGGTGCCTGATGGCCGCCCCCATCGGCACCGACGCGATCCGCATTCTCGTCATCGCCGCCGCCGACATCCTCAGCCACGAGCGGCCCACCTGGACCATCACCGAGGGCGGGCGGATGATCCTCGCCCGCGACCTCACCGAGGGCGAGTACCCGCAGCACGAGGCGCTCCTCACCGCGCTGCCCGTCATCGACCGGGAGATGAGCCGCGGCGAGTACGCCCTCGTCCTGCGTCGCGTCGTCGACGAGCTGGCCACCCCGGCCGACCAGCCGGTCCCGGCCCGCGTCGGACGGGTCGCCGCGATCCTCCGCACCGCCCGCGCCGACTGGCTCGCGACCCAGGGGGCCCGGCGATGAGCGACCAGCCCGAGCCCGAGCCGGCCGACGTGACACCGCGCGAGAACGCGATCGTCGGCCAGTCGGCCACGCACGAGCAGTGCGCCATCGACTACGCCGTCGCCGCCGAGGGCCGTGCCGCCCTCGCCCGGGCCGACGCCGCACGGCGCGCCCGCCAGGGCCTCTGAGCCCACCCAGACCGGCCGGGCCCGTTTCCACCCCCTGGGCGGGCCCGGCCTCCCACTGCCGCAAGGAGAACCCGATGCGCATCCGCCGCTACGAGGCCGAGGTCGACATCCGTACCGCCACCGGCGAGACCGTCACCTACAAGGGCGACGGCCTCGGCCCCGCCGACGAGGAGCCGACCGTGCTCCTCGACGGGCTGGAGGCCGCCGCCCTCAAGCAGGAGCCCGGCGGCGAGGTCATCGCCTCCCGCGCCCACTGAAGAGGCGCCCATGCGCCGACACCTCCGCACGCCGCTCGCCCGCTGGGGCCTCACCGCCCTCGCCCTGCTCGCGGTCGCCACCCGCCAGCCCATCCCCGCCATCGCCTGCGGCGTCCTCGCCGCCCTCGCCTGGAAGGCCCGATGAAGACCCTCCGCCGGATCAGGACGCCGCTCCTCATCCCCGCCGCCGCCCTGTCTCTGGGCAGCCTCGCCTGGACGTCCTGGTCGCTCGTCGACCTCCTCGGCGCTGGCGCCATCGGCCTGACCGTCGCCATCGGCGCCGACGTCATCTGGGGCAGCGTCATCGTCGCCGAAGCCCGCGGCGTCAGGGTCGCCGGCCGCCGCTGGGTCGTTCCCGTCATCGGCATCGTCGCCATGGTCGCCGTCGCCGTCTTCCTCGCCTGGCACGGCGCCAGCCGCGACAGCGTGCCCATGGCCGTCGTCGGCCCCTTCCTGCCCCTCGGCGCCAAGGTCATCTGGATGCTCGCCCTCGCCGACATGCGGGACCCGGCGGCCCTCACCGACGACGAGCAGCTCGCCCTCGCCAAGATGGAGCGCGGACTCGTCTTCGAGCAGGCCCAGCACGAGATGAAGATGCGGCGCCTCGCCATGGAGGGCGACTTCCTCCTCGCCAAGGTAGGCGTCGACTTCGACATCGAGCTCGCCCGGCAGGAGAAGAGCGCCGAGCTGTGGCGCCGCCGCCCCATCGAGCTGCCGACCGCCATCGAGCGGCCCGCCCTCGGCCCGGGGGAGGACCCCGATCCGGACCCCGATCCGGACGGCGGATCGCGAATCCGGAACGATCCGGACCCCGATCCGGAGAAGCCCTCCGGTGATCCGGAGCCCAACCCCGAGGACGCCCTGCCGCTGCCCGCCGGGCCCATGACCACACAGGACGCGGTCCGGATCGCCGTTGAAGGCGGCGTGACCGATCCGGATGCGGTGCTCCGCTACGTCCGCAAGGTCGGCGACACCAAGGCCAAGCCGGACACCGTCAGCCGCTACCTCCGGAAGTACCGGCGGTCGGCATGATCCTCGCCCTCATCGTCTGGCCCGCCGTCGCTCTCCTGGCCGCCGGGGCGCTTATCGCCCTGGCGCCGGGGGAGCCCGGCCAGCACCTCCTCCCCGCCGTGCGCACCGTCGCACTCATCGGCGCGGCCGCCGTCTACATCGCCGCCATCTGGAGCAGCTCGTGACCGACACCTCGCGGCCGATCACGCCGACGCGGGTCATCCCCGCCGGCGCCCCGCTCCCACCCCGCCCGCCGGACCCCGACGAGGAGCCGCCCTGGTGGCACCAGCGGAAGACCCCGGCGCCGCCCGCACCCCGCGCCCCGGCCCCCGCGGCGCCCTCGGACCCGCCGCCGCCCATCCAGGTCCACGTCACCGTCGACCTCACCCCGGTCGAGGAGCCGCCGCCGCCCACCCGCACCCAGCGGGTCGTGGACTGGCTGTGGGACCGCTGCACCGACTGGCGGCTGCTCTCCGCCGTCCTCGCCGCCCTCACGCCGTGGCTGAACGGCACCAGCCCCGCCGGGGCCTGGGCCGCCACCCTCCACGACGCCCGCACCGAAGCGGGGCTGCTGGGCGCCTACCTCCTCGCCGCGGGCGCCCTCGGCATCACCTGGGCCATCAACCGGCGCGGGCGCTGGGCCGGGCGCTTCGCCTTCACCGTCGCCTTCGTCGGGGCGCTCGGCGTCCTCGACCCCTATGACCTCGTCTACCTGCTCACCGGAGTGCCACGATGACCACCGGACTCACCCTCGCCGGCCTCGCCCTCTCCTTGGCGATCTTCTGGGCCAACTTCCGCCCCTGGTGGAAGGGATCGCGCGAGGCCAAGCAGCTCCTCCCGTTCGGGCAGGGCTTCATCCTCGGCGCCGTCTCCACCGTCTGCGCCGGAGGACTCCTCGGCTGGCTCGCCGGATGCGCCGCCACCGCCGCCAACCAAGGCGGCGACAAGGCCACCCTCGGCGTGACCGGCTCCGGCGCGGCCCAGCCCCTGGCCCGCGGCACGCTCGGAGACCTCACCCCCGAAGGTGCGGTCCTCGTGCTGCTGCTGACTGTCGGCGTCATCCTCGCCTGGCGGGCCGCCGGGAAGGCCGAGCGGAAGCGGGTTGCCGGCGGCGCTTTCGTTGGCTCCACGGTGTGCCTCACCGCCGGTGTCGCCTCGCTCCTGTCCTGGCTGCCCGACACCCTCAACGAAGGCGGCGGCTACCTGCGGATGGCCGTCGAGGGGGCGGGCATCCTGTGAGCCGCCTCCGCCCCGCCGCCGACCGGCTCGCCCGTGGCGCCGCCCGCATCGGGCCCGCCCTCGCCCGCCGCACGGTCGCCTGGGTCCGCCGAGGCCACCGCGACGACCTCACCGGCCTCGCCGCGCACCTCGGCACCGTCGCCAGGGCCGCCCTGATCGCCCTCGGCATCTACCTCCTCGCCCGCATGGTCCGGGCCTCCCCGGCGCTGATGTGGGTCCTCGCCGGGGTGGGGCTCGCCGCCGCCTGGCGCGCCGGTCGCCCGGCCCCCGTCGAGAGGGGCGAGGAGGAGGCCAGCGAGACCCCCGTCGAGGGCGCGGAAGCGGCCGCCGAGGAGGGGCCGGAAGTGGCCCCCGTCGAGGCCCCGCTGCCCACCCGTGAGGAGCTGGCTGTGGCCCTCCACGCGGTGGCCGATCCGAACGTCCACACGGCCGCTCTCGCCACCCACCTGGGGCTCCCCGCCGAGCGCGTCCGGGCCGCCCTCAAGGCCGCCGGAATCCCGGCCGGCGGTCAGGTGCGGATGGGAGGCGTCCCCTCCACCGGCATCAAGGCCGCCGACTTCCCGCCCCTTCCCCCGAGCGGAGAGGGGGCCCCTGAACCCGTCGTTGTCGCAGGTCAGGCCAGCAACAACGACAGCAACAACGCGCCGAGAGTGGTCACCCGAGAGGGGATGACGATCATCCACGACCCGGCCGAGACCCACCGCCACCACCGCGTGGCGTAACCCCCGGAGCGGCCGCACAGCTGCCAGGCGGACGGCCGCCCCGGGCCCATCCCGAATAGAGACGGAGCACCCATCATGGGCCTCTTCCGCAAGTCGATGCCACTGTCCGAGCTGAAGGCCGACCCCAAGACGGACGGGAAGTTCGAGACCACCTATCAGGCGAGCAGGGGCGGCTGGTTCAAGCCGACCGAGAAGCCCGTTCCGGGCAAGCCGAAGAAGGACCGCCGCTGACCGACCGCGCCTGCCACACTGAACCCGGGCCCGCCGCGCATCCCCCGTCGCGGTGGGCCCGCCCGCTTGCGCTTCCTAGAATAGGAAGCTACTGTGGTGTCATGAAGTCAGGGGAACAGCCCCAGACTCAACCGGAAGGAACCGGCACCATGGCGACCACCACCAGCTACGGCAGCTTTTACAACCACACCGACTTCCTCACCGTCGGCTCCTACATCGCCGACGCGTGCAGCCTCTCCGACAGCGACTGGCTGGAACGTATGGAGGCCGCCGGCGCCTTCGACCGCATCGAAGCCGACTTCTCTGACGCCATCAACGACGCCCTGCCCGGCGGTGTCGCCCTCTCCGGGGACGAGTTCACCGGCCCGGCCTACGAGGAGGACTACGAGGACGGTGTCGCCGACCTGGACATCTCCAAGGTCGTCAAGGGCATCGACTTCTGGGCCATCGTCCAGAAGCACGACGTCGGCATCTGAGCAGTGAACCCCCGCTGTGCCCCCGCCCGAACGCGGGGGCACAGTCATGACGAAGAAGGATCCACCCATGCCCGAGCAGCAGTACAGCGACCCGCCCGGCATGCCCGAGGATGAGCGGATGACCGACGCCGAGTTCAAGGTTGTCCGCGAGTACCTGGGCCTCACCGGGGATTGGCTCGCCGAGTACCTGAAGGTGTCGCCACGCACAGTGCGGCACTGGGAACAGGGTAAGTACCTGATCCCCGACGGCGTGCGTCTCGCGGTCGAGCGGCTGGAGGCGGAGGCTGGCCGCCAAGTCGCCGCCGACGTGAAGGCGTTGATGGATGCTCCCGAGCCCGTCCTCGTACTGGCCCGCACCGAAGCCGAGAGGCCCGACGGGAACGACTGGCCGCTCGGCTGGTCGCGGGCCGTGGCGGCCCGTATCGCTCAGGAAGTCCCCGGGCTCGGGATCATGTATAGCGATCAAGTCCCTGATGATGGAGCGAGCTAGCGGCCCGAGTGAGCACCCCGTGCACGTCCGGCACCGGGGTGACCGCGCGGGCCAGCCAGCGCCCATCCGTCAGCCGCACCGGGGCCGTCGTCGGCTCCAGGCCCAGCGCCTCGCAGAGGCGGGCCAGGCCCGTGGCGCACTCGGACGCGGACTCGGCGAGGACGGCGTAGCGGGTCACGGGCTCAGTGTGGCGCCTGGCGGCCTGCACCGAAGGTGACTTGACACCACGCCACACCGAAGCGATGATCTGCTCTCATAGACGTAGTGCGCGCAAGGGCCGCCCCGACCGGGCGGCCCTTCGCCGTTCCCAGGGAGGTGCCATGCCTCTCGGCGTGTACGTGACCGCCAGCGATGCCGCCCACTGGGCCGGGCGCCCCGTCGGCACCATCTGGCGCTGGGCCTCCGAAGGCCGCATCGCCCGCACCGGCACCGGCAAGGGCGCCCGGTACCTCCTCGCCTCCGTCCCCAAGGCTGGGCGCGACGAGTACACCGGCGAGCTGCTCCAGCCCGCCGATCCGCCCGCACTCCCCGACGGCGCCCGCGCCGCCTGACGACAGGAGCCCGCGCCATGGACAGCTACCGACTGCCCGCCGAGGAGCTGGAGGGCATCTTGACTGGCAAGCAAGCACGGCCGAGCGGCGCCGTCATCGAGATCATCGAGAAGGGCGCCATTACCGGCGACGAGCCCGGCCGGAGCGTCATCGTCCCCAACGACGTCCGCATCAACGGCCAGTCACTCCTGGCGTCCGCCGACGATCCGGTCATCGTCCACGAGATGAGCACCCGCGGTGACGAGCTCGTCCGCGTCACCCTCACGCTTTTCGCCCGCCGCGTCAGCATCCGCGCCGAGAACGACGCCGAGGGGGTCACGTGAGCACCGCCGCCGAGGAGACCGAGAGCGGCTGGCAGTACACCCTGCAGCAGCGGCCGTTCGAGGCCCCCGAGCTGCACGCCTAGACCTCCCGTCGCCCGCACTTCCCCCCGACGGGCGGCGGGACCACCCGCGCCACGCGGCGCCCGACGAACGGAGTCGCCGCCATGGACAACCTCAGCAACACGGCCGAGAACAGGTGCCTTGACTGGCTGATGGGCACGGCGACGACCGCCCCCACGCTGCCGCTCCGCGTCGCCCTCGTCACCGCCAACGGCACCGACGCCGCCGCCGGGACCGAGGTCACCGGCGGCAGCTACGCGCGGAAGAACCTGACTGTGGCGGCCGCCGTCAACGGCGCCACCAGCAACTCGGCCGACCTCGTCTGGACCGGGATGCCCGCCGCCACCGTCGTCGGCGTCGAAGTCTGGGACTCCGCCGGGAGCGCGGTGCGGCTCTGGTACGGGCCCCTCGGCACCAGCCGCACCCTCCTCGCCGGAGACGAACTGCGGATCGTGGCCGGGGCCCTCAGCTTCTCCCTTGCGTAGGAGGACGGCGTGCCGCTGCTCACCGGGCTGGTCGACAACTTCAACGACAACGTCATCGGCCCCAACTGGGGGAACTCCTACGGCGGCGCCACCGAGACCGGCGGCCGGGCCCGCGTCCCCTGCGCTGCCGGGGTCTACGCCGGGTACCAGACCGGCCGGGCCTGGACCCTCGCCGGCGCCAGCGTCTACCTCAAGCTCGTCACCCTCCCAGCGCCGAGCACCGGCACCGACGTCAGCGCCAACTTCCTCGTCACCTCGGCCACCGCGGGCACGTCGATCGGCTTCAAGTACAACGCGCTCACCAGCAAGTTGCGGCTCCAGGCCAACGTCGCCTACTACGACGGCGCCGCCATCGAGCTGACCTACTCGCCGACCGACCACCTGTGGCTCCGGCTCCGCGAGGACGGCACCAACGTCTACTGGGACACCAGCCCGAACGGCAGCACCTGGACGAACCGGCGGACCCTCGCCACCCCCACGTGGATCACCGAGGCCATCGACACCGTCGCCCTCGACCTCTACGCCTACCGCGACGCCGGGACCACCGACTACGTCGAGTGGGACAACGTCAACACCCTCGCCGACGGCGCCGTCTACACCGGCACCGCCACCCTCACCTCCGACAGCGCCCTCGCCGCAGCCAGCATCCGCAGCGCCGTCATCGACGCCGAACTCACCGCCGACAGCGGGCTCGCCGTCGCCGAGACGCAGGCGCACCTCGACGGCGCCGCGCTCACGGTCACCTCCGACCTCCTCGCAGATACGGCAGGAGCCGACACCGGCGACGTCGACGTCTACGTCGGCTCGCCCCGCGCAGGATGGGCGGTGACCGGCCCGTGGCGATGAACCTGTCCGCCCTCTCCACCGAGTACATCCGCGTCACCGCCACCACCCGTGCAGCAGGGAGCGTCATCACCCCCGCCGCGCCACCCCGCTTCGCGGTCCTGGCCACGGGCAGCTCTCCCGGCGAAGAGGATTGGCTGCTCGGCGAATGGGCCGACCGATGGGCCCGCATCCTCATCGGCCCCGACGGCGGCGTCGCCACCCTGGAGCCCGGCGAGTATCAGGTCTGGCTGTCCTGGTCCGCCGGCGCCGAGACGCCCGTCTACCGCTGCCCTGGGTCGCTCAGGGTCTACTGAGGAGGCCTCGTGCCCACCAGCGACGCCGAGGGCAAGGACTGGTCGCTCGCCCGGTACGAGCGGCACCTGCCCGACACCGTGACCGACATCGGCCCCGGCGACGGCACCTACGCCCGCCTGTTCCGCCCCGTCCACCACGGCGTGTGGTGGACCGGCATAGAGATCCACAAGCCCTACGTGCGGCGCTTCAAGCTCAAGTCCACGAAGGCCCGGGCCATGTACGACGAGCTGCATGTCGAGGATGCCCGCACCGCCGCCGACCACCTCTACCACCGGGACCTCGTCATCGCTGGCGACGTCCTGGAGCACATGCCGCGCGAGGACGCCGTCGCGCTCCTCCAGCGCATCGAGCGCGTGGGCGCGTGGCACATCCTCGTCTCGGCACCCATCGTCGAGTCCGTGCAGGGCGAGGTCGACGGCAACCCCCACGAGGAGCACGTCCATCAGTGGGACCCCAACGACATGGACGCCGTCCTCGCGCAGCTCGGCGGCACCGTCGAAGCGATGCGCGGGAACACGCTCGGCGTGTGGTGGTGGAGCCGCCGAGCGTGACCTCGACACCACGACCACGGCATGGTCACAGAATCGCCACAGGCGGAGCATGCGGCACTCGCGGCATACCGCGCAGCCCCACACTGAGCGGACGCATCCGCATTCAGGGGGACCCATGAGACGCCAACTCGCCATCTCCGTAGCTGCCTTCGCCGCCGTCCTCGGCCTCGCCGCCTGCGACACCGAGGTCACCAGCACCCCGGACAAGCCCGCGGCCGCCGGTGACGCGAAGCCCGGCAAGGAAGTCGAGAAGGCCGAGCAGTCCGAGGAGAAGGAGACCGTCGCCAAGGTCGGCGACGCCATCACCCTCGAGGGCCTCGGTGACGAGAAGATCGAGGTCACCGTCGTCAAGGTCGTCGACCCGGCCAAGAGCAACAACGAGTTCATGGCCCCCGAGGACGGCAACCGGTGGCTCGGCGTGCAGTTCCAGCTCGTCAACGTCGGCGAGAAGGCGTACCAGGACAGCCCCGCCAGCGGAATGCAGGTCGCCGACAAGGAGGGCCAGATGTTCGGCATGGCGTTCGGCGAGGTCGACGCCGGTCCCGCCCTCGCCTCCAACGTGCGGCTCGCGCCCGGAGCGAAGGCCCTCGGCTGGGTCACCTTCGAAGTGCCCGAGGGCGTGAAGGTCTCGCAGGTGCAGGTCGCCCTCAGCAGCGGCTTGGCCGACCAGGCCGGGCAGTGGAAGCTGTAGCAGAACCTCGAAGACCAGGAAGCCCGGCCACGTGCCGGGCTTCCCGTCGTTCAGCCGGAGGTGGGCCGTGGCAGGTGGATGGAAGGGCTCCGACCGCCGCGCACGACTCCCCTCCGGCTGGGCGAAGATCCGGGCCCGCATTCTCGCCCGCGACCCGGTGTGCGTCCTGTGTGACGTGCGGCCATCCACCCACTGCGACCACATCGTGGCGAAGGCCGACGACCACAGCGACGCTGGCCTTCAAGGCGTGTGCGGCCCCTGCCACGATCAAAAGTCCGCCCGCGAAGGAGCCGCCGCTGCGAAAGAAGCCGGCCGCCCTTCAAGACTCCGGCCCCCCGAACAGCACCCCGGCCTCCGCTGAGAGCCGGGCCCCGCGAAGGGAGCGCCCGTGCCCGCGTACCTCATCACCCACGCCGAGAGCAGACGCGGCGACATCCTCGTCGAGGACGACGACCTGGTGCTCTCCCTCACCGAGCAGTGGGCCCGCCTCTCCGACGCCACCGGCATCGTCCTCGCGGTACCCATCGCGCAGGTCGCCAGTGTCATGCGGGTAGACGACAAGCAGGACCACGAGCCCGCGCCGCAGGAAGGGTGATCCACTGTGGCCAGCAAGGGACGAGCAGGGCGAGGCGGAGCCGAGCAGCTGCGTAGGTACTGGAGCAGCGGGCCAGGCGCAGCCAAGATCAGGTGGGGCACACCGGGTGACTGGACCAGGTGCAACCGACAGCTGTCCAAGTACCTCGGACCGCGAGCCAAGGGGTACTGCCAGCGCCTCCACAAGCGCAACACAGGCGTGTACACGGGCAGTAGGGCCAACGCCGGCAGGCGCCGACGGTAGGCGATCGACAGTCAGGCAGCGAGGCGCTCAGGGCCATGCAGGCGGTAGGCAGGCATGGGTCAGGGTGAGGTCATCATGTCGCGCTGATCATGTCTCTTGATCATTCACTGTTGATCAAGCTTCGGAGATCACAAGACGAAGATCACGAAGCGTGGCTGATCGAGCCGGATCAAGATCACGGCGAGCCGAAACCTTCATGATCGAATCAATCTCAGTTCGATCATGGCTCCATGATCACCCTGGGGGGATGCCCCATGATCATGATCCTTTAGGGATCGGGGCCGTATAGCACCTGACCGCCTGTACGGGTTCCCTAGGCCGCTGACCTGCGGCAACGCCAACCGGCTCCACCTCCACCTCTACCCCGCCGCATGTCACGACACGGTAACCGTGCAGGTGAGCGCTCTGTAGCCGTGACATGGGCCCACTAGACTGAGGGCATGACCTCAACCGCTCCCGCCCGCCGCACCCGGTGCGAGCAGTGCACCGGTCCGCTGCCCCTGATGGCTCGGGCGGACGCGCTGTACTGCGGCGCCACCTGCCGCAAGCGCGCGAGCCGGGCCCGGGATGCCGCGGAGCGAGCGCGCGTCGAAGGCGAGCAGGCGGCCCGGGTGCCGGCCGAACTGCGAAGCCGGGCCCGGTGGGTGCGGTACTCGGCGAAGAAGGTGCCGCTCCGGATCGACGGGCGGTTCGCCTCGGTGCAGAACCCGTCGTCCTGGTCCGACTTCGCCGCGGCCTCGAAGGCCACCGCGGGCGACGGCATCGGCTTCGTCCTTGCGGCGAGCGACGGCATCGTGGTCGTCGACCTGGATCACGCGGTGGCGGGCGGCCGGGTGCTGCCGTGGGCGCAGCGGATCGTCGACGCGCTGCCGCCGACGTACATGGAGCGCGGCCGGTCGGGCTCGGGCCTGCACCTGTGGTTCCGCGGCTCGGTTCCGTCGGGGCGCCGGTGGCGTCGCGAGGAGATCGCGGTGGAGGTCTACTCGGACCTCCGCTACATGATCGTGGGTGACCGGGTACCCGGCACCCCTCTTGGACTTGCCGAGCTGCCGAACGCGGCAGCCCGGATCGCCTCGCTGGTCTGACGCCCTGGCGGCGTCGCGGGCGGGGCCACTTCCCGCCCGGCGTCCTGGTGGCGCCTTGGAGACCCTGGAGGTCGTCATGGGCGCTCATGGACCCATCCCGAAGCGCAGCGAGGAGCGTCGTCGCCGGAACAAAAGCGACGGCCCGGACCTCGCGAAGGCCCCCTCGGGCCCGCCGGCTGACGTGCCGGATCTCCCCGACCCCGATCCGCTGTGGCACCCCATCGCCACCGACTGGTACCTGTCCCTCCAGGAGTCCGGGCAGGCGGCGTTCTATCAGCCGTCGGACTGGGCCATGGCCCGGTACGCGGCGGAGCTGATGTCGCGGGGCCTGTCGTCGGACCGGCCGCCGAACGGCCAGTACGTGGCGGCGCTGAACAGCGTGATGGCGAGCCTGCTGACGACGGAGGGCGACCGACGCCGGGCCCGGATCGAGCTGGAGCGGAAGAGGACCGGGCCGACGCTGGCGCCGGTGAAGCCGCTGGACGCGTACCGTGACCTCGCCTCGGGCTGAGGTTCCCGATGTCGTCCAGCCCTCGATCATCGGCCCGACCTGGCGCCGGGGCCCGGACGGCCGGTTCGCCCTCCCCGAGTACACGCTCGGCTGGCACGCGCTCGCCTGGACGGCGACATACCTCCAGCACTACGTGGGCAAGCCGTGGCAGTACACGCCGGAGCAGGCCCGCCTGACGCTGTGGTGGTACGCGCTGGACCCGGCCACGAACCGGTTCCTGTGGCGCGACGGCGTGATCCAGCGCTTGAAGGGCTGGGGCAAGGACCCGCTCATCGCGACCTGGTCGGCCTTCGAGTTCGTCGGCCCCTGCCGTTTCGGCGAGGTCGCGGATGAGGGCAACCTCTGGGGCGTCCCGGCCGGCCAGCCACTGGGCGTGCAGCATCCGGCGGCGTGGGTGCAGATCGCGGCGGTGTCGCAGGACCAGACGAGGAACACGATGACGCTGTTCCCGTCGATCCTGACGAAGCGGGCGATCGAGGAGTACCGGATCGACCTCGGCAAGGAGATCATCTACGCCGACAAGGGTCGGGCCCGCATCGAGGCAGTCACCTCGTCGCCCCGCGCGCTGGAGGGCGGCCGGCCGACGGCTGTGAACCTCGGCGAGACCCACCACTGGCTGGAGTCGAACCAGGGGCACGAGATGGCGGCGGTCATCGAGCGCAACGCCACCAAGTCGGCGGACGGGCAGTCCCGCACCCTGGCGAACACGAACGCCTACGAGCCGGGCGAGGACAGCGTCGCCGAGCGGACGCGGGAGGCGTTCGAGTCGGCGGAGGCCGGGCGGGCCGCGGACGTGGGCCTGTTCTACGACTCGCTGGAGGCGCCCGCTGAGGCGCTGCTGACGGAGGAGTGGATCGAGCCGACGCTGCGGGCGGTGCGGGGCGACTCGACGTGGCTGGACATCGACAGGCTGAAGGCGTCGATCCTCGACGTGCGGAACCCTCCGAGCCGCAGCCGTCGCTTCTGGTTCAACCAGGTCGTCGCGGCCGAGGACGCCTACCTGGCGCCCTACGAATGGGACGCGTGCCCACACGAGGGCATCACCCTGGAGGACGGCGACGAGGTCGCCCTGTTCTTCGACGGCTCCAAGAGCGATGACGCGACCGCCCTGGTGGGCTGCCGCCTGTCGGACGGGCACGTCGTGAAGCTCGGAGTGTGGCAGCGGCCCGCGGGCTGGCCGGAGAACAGGCCGTGGCGGGTCCCTCGTGAGGAGGTGGACGGCGTGGTCGAGCAGGCCTTCGCGCGGTACAAGCCCCTCGCTTTCTTCGCCGACCCGGGCGCCGGCCAGGATGACACGGACGGAGAGCGGTACTGGGACGGCTACATCGACTCGTGGGCGCAGCGGTACGGCAAGCGGCTGAAGCTGAAGGCTGTGACGTCCGGCCCGCGGGCGCACGCGGTCCTCTGGGACATGCGTGACCCGCGCAATCAGCAGGTCTTCACGGAGGGCGTGGACCGCTTCTACCGGGATGTGCTGGAGCGTCAGCTCACGCACGACGGGAGTCGCGAGCTGCGGCGCCACATTGGCAACGCGCGCCGCCGGACGAACCGGTGGGGCTACACGATCGGCAAGGAGCACCGCGAGTCCGCCCGGAAGATCGACCTGGCGGTGTGCGCGATCGGCGCACGGATGCTGCGCCGCATGGTCCTGAACAGCCCGTCGTGGGCGAAGCGCTCGCGGGTGCGAGGCAAGGGGAGGGTGGTGGTGTTGCGATGACGACCACGATCCCTGATCTCCCGCTGCTGTCGCTGTCGGACGACGAGACGAACCTGATGACGGCGCTGCGCTCGGACCTGCTCAGTCAGCGGTTCAAGCTGGAGTTGCTTGACGCGTACTTCAACGGCGGGCAGCTCGTCCGGGACCTGGGTATCTCGATCCCGCCGCAGCTGAAGGGGCTGCACACGGTCATCGGCTGGCCGAGGATCGGCGTGGAGGCGCTGGAGCAGCGTCTCGACCTGGAGAATTTCCGCTGGGCCGACGGCTCGGACTCAGCCGACCTGGCGGAGATCGCGGAGGCGAACGACCTCTACGACGAGGCCAGCCTGGCGCATCTGGACGCGCTGACCTACGGTCGGGAGTACGTGACGGTCGGGTCGGGCGACGGCGACATGCCGCCGCTGATCACCTACGAGTCGCCGCTCGACATGACCCTGTTCTGGGACGCGCGGCTGCGAATCGCGACGGCGGCCCTGCGGGAGTCGGTGGAGGACGGGGAGCGGATCGCGACCCTGTATTTGCCGGACCAGACGATCCATGCGGTCGAGGTCCAGGGCGGCTGGGAGGTCTACGACCGGGACGTGCACCGGCTGGGCATGGTGCCGGTCCTGCGGATGGCGAACCGCCAGCGCACCGCGGACCGGATCGGCAAGTCGGAGATCACGCCGGAGGTCATGTCGATCACGGATGCCGCGTGCCGGCGCCTGATGGGCATGGAGGTCGCCGCGGAGTTCTTCGGGGCGCCGCAGCGGTACATCCTCGGCGCTTCGGAGGGCGCCTTCCAGGACGCGGACGGCAACACCAAGTCGGCGTGGGAGACGTACATCGGCCGGGTGCTGGCGATGGAGCGCGACGAGGACGGCAACGTCCCGACCGTCGGTCAGTTCGCCGCGCACGACCCGACCGGCATGACGCGGATCATCGACCTGTACGCGCGGATCATGGCGACGCAGCTCGGGCTGCCGCCGCACATGCTCGGCTACACCAGCGACAACCCGGCCTCCGCGGACGCGATCCGCTCCAGCGAGGCGATGCTGGTGAAGAAGGCGGAGCGGCGCATCCGCCGCTTCGGTGCGACGCACCGGGACGCGATGCGCCTGGCCCTGTGGGTTCGGGACGGAGAGCCGCCGGACAAGGCCCGCCGCATCGACACGGTGTGGCGCAACCCGGCCACGCCGACGGTGGCGGCCGCGACCGACGCCGCGGTCAAGCTGGTCGGCGCAGGCATCCTTCCGGCGGACGGCGACGTGGTGCTGGAGATGGCGGGGCTCACCGAGGAGCAGCGACAGCGGGTCCAGTCGGAGCGCCGCAGGGCTGGGGCCGCTTCGACGGGTCAGGGCCTGATGGACCGCCTGGCCGCCCTCGGTGACGCCCCTGCGGGCGCGCCGGAGGCGGTGGAGGTGCCCGATGGCCTCGACGGTCTCTGACGGCGGCCGGGACCCGGACCGCTACCGCGCCGCGCAGCGGGGGCTCACCCGGCTGCTGCTGCGGGACCTGCGGAGCGCGCGGCGCCTTCTGGTGCCGACGCGACTCCGCCAGGCGATGCCGGACTGGATCGCTGCTGTGCACGCCCTGATCGGGCAGTACGGAAGCGCATCGTCCGCGCTGGGGGCGGAGTGGTACGACGCCCAGCGCGCCGCCGCTGCGGTCCGGGGGCCGTTCACCGTGCCGGTGGCGGACGTTCCACCGGAGGGGCAGACCGAGGCGTCCCTGCGCTGGGCGACCCGCGACCTCTGGCCCGCCCCCTCAGGCGGGACGGCTCAGCAGGAGCCGATCGCGACCCGGCTGGAGGCGGCCTTCGATGCGGCGGACGGCGTCGCCCAGAAGCTGGTCGCCGACCAAGGGCGCCAGACCATCCGCCAGGCGGTCCGGCAGGACAGGGAGGCTGTCGCCTACGCCCGCGCTGCGGCGCTCGGAGGCTGCTTCTTCTGCAAGTTGATGGCCAGTCGGGGCGCGGTGTACAAGGACGCGCAGACCGCAGGCCGAGACGCCAACGACCGATTCTCCGGCGACGCGTCGGTGGTGAAGTTCCACAACAACTGCCACTGCACGATCGTCCCGGTCTTTCGAGGGCAGCGCTTCGAGCTGTCCCCGCACGCTTCCGAGTGGGACCGCCTGTACCAGGAGTACGCGGCGGGCCACCCGGGCGACCAGCTCCGCCTGTTCCGGCGGGCGCTGGCCGAGCACGACAGCAATCCGCTGCCGGGCTCCCACTGACCCACCCCTGGCCGTCCCGGCGGCGGCCTTTCTCAGCCCCAGGAGGGCGACACAGCCATGCCCGAAGAGACCCAGGCCGAGCAGGTCGAGCCCCAGCCGCAGGAGCCGGAGACCGCCCCGGAGGCGGACGGCAGGACGGACCCCTGGTCCGATCCGGAGGCGGCGCGCCGGGAGATCGAGAAGCTCCGCCGCGAGGCCGCCGGCCACCGCACGAAGGTGCGGGAGCTGGAGCCGCTCGCCGCAAAGGCGAAGGAGCTGGAGGACGCGCAGAAGTCGGAGGCGGAGCGGCTCACCGAGCAGCTCGCCGCCGAGCGAGAGCGCGCCGCGGCGGCTACTCGCAGCGCGGTCGCCGCGAAGGTCGAGGCGCTCGCCGCGAAGACCTTCGCGGACCCGGAGGACGCGGCGGGCGCGCTGGACCTGACGGCCTACGTGGACGGGTCCGGCGTCATCGACAGGGACCGCATCCAGGCCGACCTGGCGGCGCTCCTGGAGCGCAAGCCGCACTGGGCTCGCCCCGACGACGGTCCGCGCCGTCCGGCGCCGGACCGCACGCAGGGGTCCTCGGGCAACGGCAACCGAACCCCATCCGATCCGGCGGCGGAGTTCGCCGGCTTCATGGCCCGCTCCCTTGAGCGCGGCCGCTGAGAAAGGTAGGCCCTCATGGCCACGAACCCCATCAAGCTCTCGGACGTTGACCCCACGTTCCTCCCGGCCACGCTCACCGGGCCGATCTTCGAGAAGTCCGTCGAGCAGTCTGCCGTGATGGCGCTGTCCAGGCAGGTCCCGCTGTCCATGAGCGCGAACACCGCGGTGCCCGTGCCGCTGGACGTGCCGACCGCGGACTGGGTCGACCAGGCCGGCCGGAAGCCGCTGGGCACCGGCGGCATGGAGATCAAGCAGATGACCGGCAAGAAGATCGCCGTGCTCATCCCGGTCGCCATGGAGGTCGTGCAGTCCAACGCGGCGGGCCTGTGGTCGCAGCTCCAGAACGACCTGCCGACCGCGTTCTCCCGGGCCTTCGACCGCGCGGCGATCCACGGCAAGACGATGAAGGGCGCCACCGGCCCCTTCGCGGACTTCCTCGCCGACACGTCCAAGAGCGTCACGCTCGGCGCCGCCTCGCAGGCGACGGGCGGGATCTGGAAGGACTTCGTCAACGGCATGGAGGAGGTCGTCGACGACGACTGGGACTACACCGGCACCGTCGCCGACCACCGCCTCCAGCCGAAGCTGATGGGCGCGACCGACACCACCGGCCGGCCCATCTTCGTGGAGACCCGCACCCCGGGCACGGACATGGCGATGGCCGGCTCCCTCATCGGGAACCCGCTCGCCTACTCCCGTGCGGTCAGCGGCAAGGTGCGGCGCCAGTCGACCAGCGTCGACTCCGGGCTGCGGGCGATCGGCGGAGACTGGTCGCAGACCGCCTACGGCGTCGGCATGGACATCTCCGTGAAGATCAGCCGCGAGGCGACCTACATCGACGAGGACGGCGGCGTGCACAGCGCCTTCCAGGAGAACCTCGTTCTCCTGCTCGCCGAGGCCTACTACGGCTTCGTCCTCGGCGACCCGGACGCCTTCGTCAAGTACGTGGCCGCGCCGGCGGGGTCCTGATGGGGGCCGCCCCGGCATCCGCGCCGGGCGGGGCGGCTCTCCGGATCGTTGCCAGGGTGCACGCGATGCCCCCGCGCCACAACGCGGGGGCGGAGCACATGCTCACGTCGATGCTCCGGCCGCTGGTCGAGCGGGGCCACGACGTGTCGGTGTGGCTGTCCCGGTACACGGAGGACCGCGAGGTCTACGAGTACGAGGGCGTCACCGTGGTGCCGCTGGCCGCGCGGCTGGACTTCGCGGACGCTGCCCGCAAGGCGCACGTCCTGCTGTCACATCTGGAGAACGTCCCGGCCACCAGCGCGCTGGCCCGGGGCTTCGGCCGGCCGTTCGTGTCCGTGGTCCACAACACCCACCGCCCCTCGTTCCGGCACATGGCGGCGGGCGGGACGGCACTCGCCGTCTACAACAGCACGTGGATGGAGCGGGAGGCGGAGTTGTTCTTCGGGGAGTACCCGGAGGCGATCCGCCCCGACCGGTCCATCGTGGTCCGGCCGCCGGTCTTCGCCGACGACTACCGGACCAAGCCCGGCGACTGCATCACCCTGATCAATACGAACGAGGACAAGGGCGGAGACCTCTTCTGGAGGATCGCCGCGCGCATGCCGGACCGGCAGTTCCTCGGGGTGCGCGGGGCCTACGGCATCCAGGTCGAGCCGCCGGAGCCGCTGCCGAACCTCACGTACATCGACCACGTGCCGGGCGACGAGATGGCCGAGCGGGTGTACAGCCGCACGAAGGTGCTGCTGATGCCGTCCGGCTACGAGAGCTGGGGCCGCACCGGCGTGGAGGCGATGGCGTCCGGCATCCCGGTCGTCGCGCACCCCACCCCGGGCCTGTGTGAATCGCTCGGTGAGGCCGGCGTGTTCGCCGACCGCACCGACCTGGACGGCTGGCTCGCCACCCTGGAGCAGCTGCTCCGGCCGGCCGAGTGGAGGAAGGCCAGCAAGCGGGCCGTCGCCCGCTCGGCCGCCCTCGACCCTGCTGGGGATCTGACCGTCTGGTGCGACGCCATCGAGGATCTGGGAGGCCGCCGTGTTCGTAGCCCCGACCGCCGAGCAGCTCGCCCTGTATCTCGGGCTGCCTGAGATCGACGGTGCCCGCGCCGACCTGCTCATCGCCCAGGCCGTGGCACTGTGCGAGACGGTCGTCCGCCCGCTGCCGGACCAGGCCACGGCCGTGGTGCTGTCGGCGGCGGGCCGGGCCTACGTCAACCCGCAGCAGATCAGCTACGAGACCATCGGCCCGATGTCGGTGCAGCGGCCGTCCGGCTCGGGCGGCCTGTACCTGACGAAGGCCGACAAGGCGGCGCTCAAGAGCCTCGCGGGCCGTGGCGGAGCGTTCACCGTGGACCCGACGCCGGACACGGCCGACCCGTCCCCGACGTGGCCTGCGGACCCGGACGTCGGGCCGGACCTGGTGTACGAGCCCGGGTGGGGGTGGGTCTGAGTGCCCGCCCCGTACCCCTACGGGGAGACGGTCGTCCGCCGCCGGCGCGGGCCGTCGCCCGGCCGGGACCCGCGCGGCCAGCCCATCCCCGGCCCGATCGCGGACACGCCGATCCCCGGCTGCGTCGTCGCACCCCGCGCGGAAACCCCGCAGGTGGGCGGCGCCGAGCAGCAGGCCAGGGACACGGTCATCGTCGGCTACACCGTCTACGCCCCGGCGGGCAGCGACGTGCTGACGACCGACCAGTTCATCATCCGCGGCGAGGTGTGCGAGGTGACCGGCTGGCCTGGCGACTGGGGCCGCAGCCCCTTCAGCGGGCTGGCGGGGCCGATGCAGTTCGCTGCCGACCGCGTGACCGGCTGAGAGGAGCGCCCCATGGCTCAGGCCAGGTTCAAGATGTCCCGCAAGGGTGTCGGGCAGCTACTGCGCAGCCCGATGGTCCGCGCGGAGATGGAGCGCCGCGCTGCGCTCATCGAGGCCGTGGCCGTCTCGATCTCCCCCGTGGGCGGCCCGGGTGACCCGAGCCCCGGACAGTACAAGGCGTCGTGGTCGACCACGTCGACGACGCGCGGCGGCCGGAACCGGGACCGCGCGACCGCGACCGTGCGCAACAGCAGCTACTACGCCCGGTGGGTGGAGTACGGCACTGAGCGGGTCCCCGCCCACCACGTGCTGCTCCGCGCGGCACGGGCGGGGGGCCGCTGATGGCCGCGCCCGTCGGATCGGTGGACGTCGAGCTGCTGCTCATCGGGTGGCTTCAGGCACGCCTGCCGGACACGGTGGTCCGCGACGAGCTGGACAACGGCCTGCTCGCCGAGCTGCCCACCGTGCAGGTGCAGCGGGTCGGCGGGAGCGATGACGGCCTGCGCCTCGACCGTGCCCTCGTCGACGTCGACGTGTACGCGGCGACTCGGGCCGACGCCATCACCTTGGCCGGGACGGTCCGCGGCCTGCTCCTCGGCGAGCTGCGCGGCTCGGCCGATGAGGTGGCCGTGGTCGGCCGGGTCGCGACCGTGTCCCCGCCGGTAGTCCGGCCCTACGAGAACACGTCGCTCCGCCGCGTCGGGGCGACCTACGAAATCTACTGCCACCCGGCTACCTGACCGGGTAGGCCCGCGCCTTCCCTCAGCCCCGCCGCCGCGCGGGGTTCTCGCATGTCTGGAGACCTCATGGTTCAGATCACCCGCGCGGCGGACCTCACCGTCATCGGCGCGAACGGCGGCGGCTGGGTCGCCCCCACCGGCTCCTCGGCGCCGGACTCGCCGCTTACGCAGCCGCTCGCCCCCTGGGCGGCCCTCGGTGCCATCTCGGACGACGGCCTCGTGTACGGCTTCGACGAGGACTCGCAGGAGTTCACCCCCTGGGGTCTGACCAGCCCGTTCCGCACGCAGATCACCAAGAGCGTGCGGACGTTCGGGCTGACCCTGTGGGAGACGTCGCGCACCACGGTGCAGTCGATCATGTACCGCATCCCCGAGGGGGACCTGGAGCCCGACGTCGACGGCATCACCAGCTTCGCGGAGACCGCGTCGCCGACGCCGGACCGCAGGGCCTGGTGGTTCGTCGTCCTCGACGGCTCGACCGCCAAGGGCTTCTACGTGCCCCAGGGCGAGATCAGCGACCGCTCCGACGTCACCTTCAAGCAGGACGAGATGTCCGGCTACGAGATCACCGTGACCGCGTACCCGGACGAGGCGGGCAACACCGTCTACCACACGGACTCGGTCCCGGCGACGCCCGTCGCCCCCGCGTCCTGACCCTCTGACCGGTGGGCGGGCCGACAACCGTCGGCGCGGGCCCGGCCCGCCCACCTCCTTCCCCAGCCCGCGCCCCCGAGAGAAAGGCCCGCGCCATGCCCGCCACCCAGAAGCAGATCGAGCCCGCCGAAGCCCAGGAGATCGAAGCGGAAGCGGACGCCGAGTTCGTCACCGTGCCCCTCGCCGGGCACGACGGCGTCAGCAAGGACGTCCGCGCCCGCCTCGCCACCCGCTGGCGCGCCTCCGCACTCCGCGCCCTCAACAGCGGCGACATGGACGCCTTCATGGACCTCGTCCTCCACGAGGACGACTACGAGACCTACGAGGAACTCGACCCCGACATGGACGCCATCGCCCACTTCGCGCAGGCCGTGGGCGAGGCGAGCGGGGAGGCCCTGGGGAAATCCAGTGGGCCGCGTCCGTCCTCCAGGAGCACGCGGAGGCGGTAGAGGCCGACCTCCTCGAGCGCGGCCTGGACGTCCTCGACGTCCACCGGGGACAGATGACGTGGCGACGGTTGCGGGTGCTGATCCAGCACCTGCCGCCCGAGTCCCACACCATGACCGCCCTCCGCAACTCGCTGACCGCTGAGGAGCTGGCGGAGCAGAGCGAGGGCGGCGAGCCGGAGAAGGGCCGCTGGTCCCAGGCCGATCAGCTCCTCGCGCTCATCGCCGACCGCATCGCGCGCCTGGAGTATGTAACCGTCCTCGCCAACACCGGCAAGGGCTCGAAGAAGCCCACCGCGCCGGAGCCGATCCGGCGTCCCGGCGCGGGCGCGCCGCCACCGCGACAGCAGATGACCGAGGGCAGCGCCGAGACGCTGTTCCGCCTGATCAATGGGGGCGCCGCGTAGCGCCACGGAGGGAGGCTCCGTGGCCGCCATCACCGTCGGGTCCGTCGAGGTCGACGTCATCCCCTCAACCCAGGGGATCTACCAGCGGCTGCGTGCCGGGCTCGTCCCGGCCGCAACCCGGGCCGGCGAGGATGCCGGGTCGGCCGCCGGACGGGCGTTCGGCCCGGCGATGCGCTCCGAAGTCGGCGGCATCGGCCTCTCCCTCGGCCAGCAGATCGGGCAGCAGATCGCTTCCCGCATCACCGCCGAGGTCCGCTCCGCCCTGCGCGACGGCATCACGCAGGGCGGAGCGGCAGCCCGCCCGGCGGCCGCCCGGCAGGGCCAGGAGACCGGCGGAGCTTTCGCCCGCACCCTCCGCGCCAAGCTGGAGCAGGCGTTCCGCTCCATGCCGCGCCTCGACGTCGGCCTCAACGACACCGGCGTGGACGCCGACCTCGCCCGGCTGCGCGCCCGGATGGAGACGCTCTCCAACAAGCGCATCGGCGTCGACGTCGACGTGGCCGCAGCAGACGCGGAGATCGCCGACATCGAGGAGCGCCTCCGTCGCCTCGGCGCCGCGCACCCCAACGTGGCCGTGCGCGCCGACACCGCCCAGGCTCGTGCCGCCCTCCGCGAGATCCGCGAGGAGATCGACCGGGTCTCCGCCAACCCCGCCCACATCCGCGTGGAGACGGACGGCACCTTCGGCCAGCGGCTCCGCGCCGCCGTGCAGCAGGCCCAGTCCTCCCTGCCCAACATCAACATCGGCGCGGACACCAGCCCGGCGCAAGCCGAACTGGCCTCGCTCCGTGCCCGCCTCGCCACCCTCTCGGACGCCCGGATCGGCATCGACATCGACGCCGCCGCCGCCCGCGCCCAGGTGACCGACATCCAGGCACGTCTGGCCAGGCTGTCCTCGTCGAGCGCGGACATCGACGTCCGCGTCGACGCCGGGGCGGCCGCCGCCCAGCTCGCCGCCGTCCAGGGCATGGTCAACGCCCTCGACCGCGATGACGTCCGCATCCGGGTCGACACCTCCGGCGCCATGTCAGCGATCTTCCAGCTGACGGTGGCGATCGGGGGCTTGGCCGCCGTGCCCGCAATCCCGGTCCTCGCGGCCGGGATTGGCGCCATCGCCTCGGCCGGTGTGGCTGCCGGCGTGGGCGTCGGCGCGCTCGCCGCGGTCGCGGTGCCCGCTGTGCAGGGCATCGCCGGGGCGCTCCAGGCGCAGAAGGCCGCCCAGGACGCCGCCACCAGCAGCACCAGCCGGGGTGGCGCGGCCGCCTCGCAGGCAGCGTCCAAGGCCCTCCAGATGGCGGGGGCCCAGCAGTCGCTGGCCGCCGCGCACCGAAACGCCGCCCGGCAGATTGGACAGGCCGAGCAGGCCGTCGCCGACGCTGTCCGGTCGGCGGCCGACGCGAACCGGCAAGCTGCACAGCAGGTCAAGCAGGCCAAGCAGTCCCTCGCCGACGCGGTCCAGCAGGCGGCGGACCGGCAGCGGTCGGCGGCGGAGAACGTGTCGCGCGCCGAGGAGTCCCTCGCGGACGCCCAGCGCACCGCGCGCCAGGCGCAGCTGGACCTGACGCAGGCCCGGAAGGACGCCGCTCAGGAACTCCTCGACCTCGAGACGCAGCTCACCAACTCCCGGTTGTCCGAGCGGGACGCCGCGCTCGGCGTGAAGGAGGCCGAGGAGCGGCTCCGCGCGGCGACAGCCGAGGGCAGCCGGGCGACCCAGCTGGAGCGGGACCGTGCCGCACTGTCGCTGGAGCAGGCGCAGCAGCGCCTGAAGGAGCAGCAGGCCGAGACGAAGAACCTGACGAAGGAGAAGAAGGCCGCCGACAAGGCGGGTGTCGAGGGCTCGGCGACCGTCCGTAAGGCGCAGGAGCAGCTGGCCAAGGCCGAGCAGGGCATCGTCGACCAGCAGAAGGCGCTGGGGAAGGCCCGCGATGAGGCGGCCCGCCAGCAGGTCGAGTCACAGAAGCAGATCGCGGCCGCGCAGGAGAAGGTCGCGGAGTCGCAGCGGTCCGCGTCCCGCGCGCAGGAGGACGGGGCTCGGAGCGTCGCGCGGGCGCAGGAGTCGCTGGCCGCCGCGCATCAGTCGGCGTCGGACTCGATCGCTTCGGCGCAGCGGCAGGTGGCGTCGGCGTCGCTCCAGGCGGCGGGCGGCGTCGACCAGGCCGCGGCTGCCCAGGCCAAGTACAAGGAGGAACTGGCGAATCTCACGCCGGCTGCGCGCGACACCTTCGACGCGGTCGTGTCGCTGAAGGACGCCTTCAAGGAGTGGTCGGAGTCCCTCCAGCCGCACGTGATGCCGATTTTCACCCGGGCGCTGGAGGGGATCAAGAACTCCCTTCCGGGCCTGACGCCCATCGTGATCGCGGCGGCTGACGCGATCTCCTCGCTCCAGGACCGTGCATCCAAGGGCTTCAAGAGCCCGTGGTGGAAGGAGTTCAAGGCCGACCTGGACGGCGCCGTCGGGCCCGCCCTGGAGGGGCTGGGCATCTCCTTCGGCCGGATCTTCAAGGGGATGGCCGGGGTCATCCAGGCCTTCTTCCCGCACATGGACGGCATCTCCTCGCGGATGCAGGACATCACCGGCCGCTTCGCCGACTGGGGCACGTCGCTCAAGGGGTCCCCGGAGTTCGAGAAGTTCCTGTCGTACTCCTCGGACATGGCGCCGAAGCTCGGCGAAGCCCTCCGCGAGATCGGTAGTGCGCTGCTCTCCGTCGGTCAGGCCATGAGTCCGATCACGGGCCCGCTGCTTGGGCTGATCGCGGGAACGGCGAGCGCCATCGGGACGATCGCCGACAAGGCGCCGTGGGCGATCGGCCTGCTGTACGGGCTGGTCGTGGCCACGAAGCTGTGGACGATCGCAACCGTCGCGGCGGCGGCCGCGCAGCGGGCATGGGCCATCGCTGTCGGGTTGTTCAACGCGGCAATGCGCCTGTCCCCGATCGGCTGGGTTCTTACGCTCATCGGCCTGCTGGTCGCCGCGATCGTCTGGGTGGCGACTCAGACGACCTGGTTCCAGGACGCCTGGGCGGTGGCCTGGGAAGCGATCACGGGTGCCGCGTCCTGGGCCTGGGACAACATTCTGAAGCCCGTCCTCGGCAAGCTCAAGGGCGCCCTCCAGACTGCCGGAGGCTGGGCGAAGTGGCTGTGGAACAAGGCCATCAAGCCCGCCTTCGCCGGGATCGGTGAAGCCGGCAAGACCGTATGGAACAAGGTCCTCAAGCCCGTCTTCGACGCCTTCGTGCGGGGCATGCGGAACATCGGAGACTGGGCGAAGTGGCTCCGCGACAAGGTGATCAAGCCTGTCTGGAACGGCATCCGGGACGCCATCTCCAGCGTCTACAACAAGGGAATCAAGCCCGTTTTCGAAGGGCTGAAGGGTGCCGTCAAGAAGGTCGGCGACAGCTTCAAGACCGCTCGCGACGCCATCAAGAAGGCGTGGGACAAGCTCAAGAGCATCGCCCGGAAGCCGGTCCAGTACGTCGTCGACGTCGTCTACAACAACGGCATCCGCAGCGCGTGGAACCTGATCGCCAAGGCGTTCGGCGCGGACCCTCTGCCGAAGTACACCTTCGCGTCGGGCGGCATCATGCCCGGCTACACGCCGGGCCGGGACGTGCACCGCTTCGTCTCGCCGACCGGCGGGGCGCTGGAGCTGTCCGGCGGCGAGGCCATCATGCGGCCAGAGTTCACCCGGGCCGTGGGCCCGTCCTTCGTCGGGGCCATGAACAGCCTCGCGAAGCGGGGCGGCACCGGCGCGATTCGGGACGCCCTCGGCCCCATGGTCGGCGGCAACCCGAACACCCCCACCGACCGCACCCTGCGGTACGCGGACGGTGGCATCTTCGGGTGGATCAAGAAGGCCGGATCAGCGGCGCTCGGCGCCGGGTCCGCCGTCTGGGCCAAGGTGAAGGAGGGTGCCTCGTGGCTCGGAGACACCCTTGAGGGCTCGGCCCGGGCGGGCGTCAAGCACGTCGTCGATCCGCTGCTGGCCAAGTTCCCCGGCATGGACACCGGGTTCGGGAAGATGATCCGCTCCGTGCCGACCAAGATGATCGACGCCCTGTTCGGCTACAGCAAGAAGGCCGACGACAAGGGCGCCGGCGGTGTCGGCGGGCCCCGCATCCAGGCCGGCCTGAAGTGGGCCCGCACCCAGCACGGCAAGCGGTACCAGTGGGGCGGCAACGGCAACCCCTCCTGGGACTGCTCCGGATTCATGAGCGCGATCGAGTCCGTGATCCGCGGCCAGAAGCCGCACCGCAGGTGGGCCACCGGCGCGTTCTCGGGCCGGACGGCACCCCCTGGATGGCGGCTACGCGAGAAGAGCCCGTTCATGGTCGGCATCACCAACGCCGGTGTCGGCCACACGGCGGGCACCATCGGCAAGGTCAACGTCGAGAGCAGGGGCGGGGACGGCGTCGTCGTCGGCAAGCGGGCCCGGGCCTACAACGACCGGATGTTCAGCTCCTGGTACGGCTTCAAGCCCGGCACCTACGACAGCGGCGGGTACATCCCGCCCGGCCTCAACCTCGTGAACAACGGCACCGGCCGCCCCGAGCCGGTGTTCACGACAGCGCAGGCCAACGCCCTGACCCGCATGGCCAACGCCCGAGCCACGGCCTCCGGGCCCGCCACCTTCGAGGGGAACCTCTACCTCGACGGCGGCGAGTTCCTCGGCCGCGTCCGCGGCGAAGCAGAGCAGGTCATGCAGCAGGGACAGCGAGAGCTGATCTCCATCATCAACGCCAGCTGAGGAGGCGCCCATGGCCATCCCCGGGAATCTCCTGGCGGCGGCGACGTCCACGATGGACCCCTCCTACGTGGGGTGGCGGGTCCGCAGCAACGCCACTCTGGTCAGCGGCACGGGTGGCCGTGTCGGGCCGCGCTGCCTGGGCGTGAAGTCCACGTCGGCGGCTGGCGCGGAGGCGGAGACGGTCTCGTTCTACCCCGTCACCGCAGGCCAGACGTACTTCATGTTCGCGGACGCGGGCGGCAGCGTCGTCGAGCGGATCGGCATCGAGTGGCTGGACTCGACGGCGACACCGGTTGGGTCGATGACGTGGTCGCTGTGGACGATGTCGGCGATGGCGGGCTGGCACCGGGTGTCGGTGGCGGGGGTGGCGCCGGTCGGCGCGACCCGCGCCCGCCTGGTGCTGGCCTCCGCTCAGACGACGGGCGGGGTCAGCCACTTCTGGGAGAACGTCTACTTCGGCGCCCCGATCCGGACCCTCGGCAACCTGATGCCGTGGTCGGTCGAGGCCACGGAGATCGATGCCTCCGGCTGGACGGCCGAGGTCAACGCGACGGTGTCCCGCCAGGTCCCGGCGATGACGTGGCCGGTGGACGCGTACACGGCGGGCGGCCACACCCTGGCGATGACGGCGACGGCGGCGGGCAACGCCGCGGTCCGCACGGTCATCCGCCCAGCGGTGACGCCCGGCACGGAGTACATGGCCTACGCCTACCTCCAGCCGCCGGTACTCACGGCGACGGCGTGGATCGAGCTGCGGTGGCATGACGCGGCGGGCAACCAGATCGGCGCCCAGCGGTCGACGCTCGCCGCGCCGGGTACGGGCATGTACCGGCAGCGCGCCTCGGCGGTCGCCCCAGCCGGGGCCGCGTCGTGCTCGGTCGCGGCCGGCCTCGACGGGGCGGGCGCCGGGCAGGTGCTGCGGCTGGAAACCGTCGTGGTGACGGCCGCCCCCGCCCTCGCGCCGGGCAGTGTCCTGACGCAGGACGCGGCCACCTTCGAGCAGGGCACCGGCGGCTGGACGGTCTCGTCCGGTACGGCGACGCTGGCCCGGTCCACGCCGTGGGGCGCCGCCGCCCTCGAGGGCTCCTACGCGCTGACCGCGACATCGCCGTCGGCGACCGCGTCGACGCTCCGCTCGCCTCGGGTCCCGGTCGCGGAGGGCGTCAACTGGCGCCTCACCACGGGCGCCCGGGCGACGACCGGCACGACGACCAGCCTGTGGCTGCGGGTCCGCTGGTACGACTCGACCGGCACAAGCATCGGGCTCAGCACGGGCACCGGCTACGCGTTCGCGAACGCCGGCTGGTACTGGATGTCGACGGACGCGGTCGCGCCGGCGGGCGCCGTCGAGGCGGCGGTCGAGTTGACCGTGACGGCGTCGGCGTCCGCGTCGGTGCTGCACGTGGACGGCGTTTCGCTGCGCCAGGTCCTGCCGCTGACGGAGGTGGCCACGACCGAGGAGCGCGGCTTCGCAACGGTCACCCTGCGGGAGCTGATCCTCGGCTACACCCTCACCGTCGAGCGGGAGACACCCGACTCCAAGCGGGCGCCCGTGCGCGGTGCGGCCGGGCTGATCGTCGACCAGCTGATCACCCGCGAGCTGCTGGTGGTGGAAGACCACGAGATCCCGATGGGCATCCCGGTCCGGTACCGGATCACGATGACCAGCCCGTCCGGCGCGCGGTCCACGCGGTCGACGCCGCTGGTCACCGTGTCCCTGCCGGACCGCAACGAGGTGTGGCTGAAGGACCCGGGTAACCCCCAGCGCGCCTGCCGCGTCATGGTCCAGCGGGCCCCGGACTGGCAGCGGCCGATCGAGCAGGCCGTCCACCGGGTCCGCGGCCGCCGCAACCCGGTCGTCCTCTCCGGCCGACGGGGCGGCATGGAGGGCGACCTCGACATCTGGACGCGCACCGACGAGGAGCGCGAGGCCCTGCACCTGCTGCTCGACTCCGGCAACGTGCTGCTGTGGCAGGCGATGCCGGGCATGGGCGTGGCCGACATGTACGTGCAGGTCGCCGAGGTCACCGAGGCCCGCACCGGCGGGACCGCGGCGGAGCTGTGGCGGGCCTGGTCTTTGCCGCTCACCGAGGTCGACCAGCCCGTCGCCCTCGGCGTCAACGGCTCCGGCGGCCGCACCTGGCAGGACGTGATCACCGAGTTCGCGACGTGCGCTGACGTGCTCGCCGCCTACGCCAACTCGGAGGACCTCCTCCTCGACCGGCGACGGGGGTGATGCGGTGTACCCCGTCTCCTCCCGCTTCCTCGCCCGGCTCGCCGAGTCGCACGAGGTCGTGACCCGCGTCCAGCTGATGCTGACCAACGGGCAGGTCATCGACGTGCCGCACACCGGCGGGTCGGTGACGGTGGACCGGGGGCAGGCGATCCGGCGGACGTGCACGGTCACGTGCCCGGACCCGGCCCTCCTGCCGCGCACCCCCGCCGACCAGCTCGCCACCTACGGCTCCCGGCTGCTCATCTCCCGCGGCGTCGCCTACGGGGACGGGCCGCCCGAGGTGGTGCCGCTCGGCCTCTTCCGGCTCGACTCGGCTGATGGCGATGTCTCCGAGGGCCCGGTCCAGCTCCAGGGCAAGGACGTCTCCGCGTGCGTCGCCGACGACAAGTTCGTCGCGCCGTACAGCGCGTCCGGCACGGTGGTCGGCGCGGTCACCGCGCTGATCCAGCGGTCCCTGCCCGGGGCCTCGGTGATCTCCGAGATCGAGGACGCGCCGATCGGCCGCCGCACTTGGGACGTCGAGGCGGACCCGTGGGAGGCGGCCCGCGAGGTGGCCGCGGCGGCCGGCGCCGACGTCTACGCCAACGCCGATGGGGAGTTCGTGATCCGCGTCCTGCCGGATCTGCTGCTGGCCGCCCCGGTGTGGGCGGTCGAGGCGGGCGAGGGCGGGGTGTACATCTCCGGGTCCGTCGGCATGACCTCGGACGGCGTCTACAACGGCGTCCTCGCTCGGGGCGAGTCCACCTCCGACAACCTGCCGCCGGTGTCCGCGCTCGCCGTCGACTCCGACCCGACCAGCCCGACGTACTGGGACGGGCCCTACGGGCGCCGCCCCCTCTTCTACTCCTCCAGCACGCTGACCAGCGTGAATGCTTGCACCCAGGCGGCGAACCTGAAGCTGGCCGAGGCCAAGGCCCCGAACGCCAGCGGCGACATCAGCTCCCTACCGAACCCGGCGCTCGAACCGGGCGACGTGATCCGGGTCGCGCACCCTGACGGCACCCGCGAACTCCACCAGGTCGCGTCGTTCTCGGTGCCCCTCGACGAGGCCGGGGACTTCCCGATCACGACCATCTCCGCGAAGGAGGACGGGTGAGCAGCGCCGCCCAGGATCTGGCCGCCGCTCTTCAGCGGCAGGCCGTCCGCAAGGTGACCTCTGCCCCGGCGGCGCGGGGCTCGGACTGGCGGATGGCCACCGTCACGGCTGTCGACCCGGCCGGCACGGTCACCGCCGACGGCATCGTCTGCCGCCGGCTGGAGACTTACACGGCCCCGGCCGTCGGCGACCTCATCATCATCAGCCAGTCCGGCGCCGGGTCGTGGATCGCGCTCGGCCGGACCGCGTCGGCGGCGGCCGCGCTCGGCGTACCGGTGCACGTCCACAAGCCTGCGGCCACGGACCGCACATCGACGACGACAATGGCCGCCGACCCGCACCTCTCGCTGCCGCTCGGCGCGGGGGTCTGGCTGGTCGAGGCGCACCTGTTCGTCGGTGGCGCGGCCGGGCTGATGGTTACCCAGTGGGCGGTGCCGTCCGGGGCCACCGGGCTCAAGGGTGTGCAGGGGCCAGCCAGCACGGTGGCCGGAGACTCCGCGCCGCAGAACGCGGGCGACGGCATCCTCGGCCGCTTCGGCTCGCACGGCTTCGCGACCTCCGTCACCTACGGCCGCCGCAACGTCTTCAGCAACCTCCTCTACGCCATCGAGACCGGCACGGTCACCGTCGCCACGGCCGGGACCTGCGCCATCGCGTGGGCCCAGTCGACTTCCAGCACCACAGCCACCCGCATGGGGCAGGGCTCGTGGATGCGCGCCACCCGCATCGGATAGGAGCCTCATGCCCACCAACGACCCCTACGGCCAGGGCATCCCCCTGGCCGCTCTGACCGACGGGCCCGACATCCCGAAGGCCATCGCGGACCTCGCGGGCGGCGTGATCCCGAAGCTGGCCCTTCCCTATGCCAGCGCCTCTGTCCGCGGCGCCACCCTCGTCGGCGACCGCGCTCCCCGCGCGGGGATGATCACCTGGCTCCAGGACGTGAAGCGCCTCGACGTGTACGACGGCAGCCAGTGGGTCGCCGTCTCCACGGGTGCCTCGCTGTGGACGACCATCCCCCTGGCCTCGGGCTTCGCCCACAACGGCAACAACAACGGCACCCTCCAGTACAGGCTGCTCAACATCTCCGGTGAGGACTCCATCCAGTTCCGTGGGGCGGTGGCCCGGGCGTCGTGGCCGACCACCCCGGAGGGCAACTACGTCCTCAACTCCACCGCGCTCCCGGCGGCCGTCCGGCCGCAGACCCTGCGCACCGTCACCGTCCCCTGCTCCGACGCCAGCTCGGACCGCATCGCGCTGAAGCTCGACGTCCAGACGAACGGCTTCCTCAACGTCTTCGGTACCGGCGCGAAGGTGAAGCCGCCGTGGATCTCGCTGAACGGAACCATCGTCAGCCTCTGACCAATCCGCCCACCGAGCCCCGCGCCGCCCGTCGGCCGGGACTCCTCGCACACCTGGAGCCCGCATGGCACCACCCATGACCCCGGCCACCTTCCTCGCCGCCCTCAAGGCCGAGGGCGTCACCGTTGTGGAGGTGGGGAGCTGGCGCACCCACAACCGCAACAGCAAGGGCGCCTGGGGCCCGGTGAACGGCGTGATGATCCACCACACCGTCACCTCCGGCTCGGCCCGCACCGTGGAGATCTGCCGCAACGGCTACTCGGGCCTGCCCGGTCCGCTGTGCCACGGCGTCATCACGAAGGACGGCCGGGTCCACCTCGTGGGCTACGGCCGGGCCAACCATGCCGGGTCGGGCGATGACGACGTCCTCGCGGCGGTCATCGCGGAGAAGAAGCTGCCGGCCGCGAACGAGGCCAACACCGACGGCAACGCCCGCTTCTACGGCTTCGAGTGCGAGAACCTCGGCGACGGCAAGGACCCCTGGACCAGCGCCCAGCTCGACGCGATCGAGCGGGTCTCCGCCGCGATCTGCCGCGTGCACGGCTGGGACGCCGCATCGGTCATCGGCCATCTGGAGTGGCAGCCCGGCAAGGTCGACCCGCGCGGCTTCACCATGTCCTCGATGCGCGACCGGATCGAGCGCCGCCTCTCCGCCCCGCCCGGCAAGACCCCCACCCCCAGCCCGAGCAGCCCCGATAAGGAGGCCCCCGTGAACGCGAAGGAACTGCACGAGGCGGTGTGGAAGCGCGACGCGATCCCCGCGCCCACCACCGCGAGCACGTACAAGACCAACCCGACGTGGAAGGCCGAGAGCTACTTCCCCCACCTCGCGGAGCAGCTGTCCCGCCTGACCGACAAGGTCGACGCGCTCACCAAGGCCGTCGCCGAACTGAAGAAGGGGGCCTGACCATGGCTGCACCCGTAGAGAAGAAGGTCACCGCCGCGTCGGTCGCCGCCTACCTGGCGAGCACCGGCCTGCTGGCGATCCTCACTGCCGCGCAGGGCGACGCCCGGCTGGTGGAGTGGATGCCGGACGGTCTCGCGCCGTTCGTCCTCGCGCTCATCCCGACCGCCGTGACGTTCGTCGGCGGCTGGGTCGCGAAGCACACGCCGCGGCGGGACGTTCCGCCCACCGCCTGATCGGAGCACCACATGGCTGATGAGCCGACCCTCGGCGAGGTCGTGCGCAGGTTCGAGGACCGGCTCACCGATGTCCGCGACGACATCCAGCAGCTCGGCACCCGCATCGACAAGAAGGTGTCGCAGGACGTCTACGACCTGCGGCACGAGGCGCTGACCGCCAGGGTGGCCACGCTGGAGGCCACGCGCGAGCGGGACGCCGAACGCCTCGTCGCGACTCGGCGCTGGCTGGTCGGTGCGGTCGTTGTCCCGCTGATCGGTGTGCTGCTGCCGGTCATCATCATGCTGGCAGGGGGCACTGGATGACGCGCGCTCAGCTCAGGACGGAGGGCAGGCGGCGGCGCCGTGGGGATCTCCTCGCGGCGCTTGCCGCTCTCGCCCTAGGGGCGGCCATCGCCTGGATCGTTGTCAGCGTGCAGGGCCTCACCAGCGATCTGGCCGAGGCCAATCTGGCTCGCGACCGGCTCGCGGCGCAGGTGCAGGAGCTGGGCGAGGAGCCGGTCGCGGGCCCGCCCGGGTCCCGTGGCGAGCCCGGCGAGGAGACGACCGGCCCGCCGGGGCCGCCCGGCGCCGACGGCCGCGACGGCTCACCCGGGCCCGCCGCGACCGGACGCCCGGGGAAGACCGGGCCCGCCGGCGCCGACGGCGACGACGGCAAGGACGGGGTGGACGGCGAGGCCGGCCAGCCGGGCGCCACGGTGACCGGCCCGCCCGGGCCCGCTGGTCCGGCCGGGCCGCCGGGCGAGTCGGTCACCGGGCCCGCGGGCCGGGACGGCAAGGACGGCACCAACGGGCGGGACGGCCGCGACGGGCAGACCTGCCCGGACGGCTACCGCCTCCAGCCCGCCCTCGACGACCCGGACGCCCTGGTCTGCCGCCGCATCCCCACCGCCCCCGACCCGGCGCCGAGCCTCACCGCGACGGCGGGCCTCGACCCGCAGCGCCGCCAGTACCCGTAGGAGCAGCCCATGCCCGACCCTGAGCCCCGCCCGGCCGAGCGCCGCATCGACCCGGCCGCCGGAGACACCGCCGCGATGGCCGCCCTCGGCCTCGCCGACCCGGTGCCCGTCCCGGCCGTCGACCCGTTCCGCGAGCCGGTCTACACCGACGGCCAGCCCTGGCCCGACGACGAGGACTGACAACGCCCCCGCCCCCTGCTTCGGCAGGCGGCGGGGGCGCTTCGTCGTGCGTCAGCTGCCGCCCGTATCCGGGTGCCGCGCGGCCTGCTTCACCGCCGCCTCGACCTTCGCCCGGTTCTTCTCGTGCTCGCGCGCCCACTCGGTGACGGCGGCCTGCGCCCGGGCGCCCGCGTCGTACCACGCGCGCCGCTGCTGCTCGCGCTCGTCGTTGTCGGTCAGCTCGGCGAGGCGCGCCCACTCCGCATCGGCGGCGCGCTGGAGGTCGATCAAGGTGTCGGGGATGTCCACGGCCGGATCCTACGCCGCAGGTCGGACGGCATCGCGGACCGCCTCCGCCCACTCCGCGATCAGCTCCACGTACCGGGCCCGGTCGCCGGCCGCGAGGCGGCCGCCCGAGCGCAGCATCAGCGCGCGGATCTCCGCGTTCACCGTGGCGGCAGGGCGCGGCCGGGCCGCAGGCAGGGAGGGCATGGGGGCAGCGTAGCGGCGGGCGCCGACAGCACCTAGGCTCCCGGCCATGACGACCTTCCTCCAGGTATCGACGGCCACCGAGACCCGCCAACAGGCCGTCGAGCTGGCCCAGTCCGCAGTACGCGCCCGCCTCGCCGCCGGGGCCCAGATCATCGGTCCGGTCACCTCCGTGTTCTGGCACCTCGGCGACTTCGGCGAGGGCGAGGAGTGGCAGCTCCTGCTGAAGACCAGCAACGATCAGTACGGCGCGCTGGAGGAGCACCTGCTGGAGCGGCACCCGTGGGACAACCCCGAGCTGTGCGCGGTCCGGATCGAGCGGGGCGCCGATGCGTGCCTGCGCTGGATCGGCGAGTCGGTCACCGCGGAGCCTGACGCCTAGACCGCGGCGCGGGCCAGCACCTCGTCGACGGCCGGAAGCCCACGGTGCTCCGCCATCCTGCGCAGCACCGGTTCCAGGCGCTGGCGGGGTCGGACCGAGGCGACTCCGGACGCGAGGTCGAGGGCCCGGCCGACGGCGGCGGATGCCTCCTCGGGTTCGCCGGCACACAGGTAGGCGTCGCCGAGCCACGACAGGTACAGCGCCTTGTCGCGGGCGTGGCTGTCGTCATACTGGGCGAGTGCTGCGCTGAGCACGGGCACCGCGCGGAGCGGGCGGCGTAGCTCGGTCCAGCAGCGGCCCGCCATGATCCGCAGCTCGGTCCCGTCGACCCAGGCCGCCCAGTCGGGCTGGGGCCCACCCTCGTCCGCGCCGAGCGCCTCCTCGGCAGCGAGCAGGGCGCGTTCGGTTTCGCGGGGCTGGCCGGCTGCGGCACACGCCCAGGCCATCCGTTCGTGGAGCAGCGCCCGCACGCGAGCCGGGGTGGTGGGGGTGATGGCCTCGCACGAGCGGGTGGCGATGGCTGCTGCCTCCCGGCGGTCGGCCGCGACCTTCTGGTAGGCGAGGAACGCGAGGCTGTTCCCGAACAGGTCACTGTCGCCCGCCTCGGTGGCGGCGGCGGAACTCTCCTTGTAGAGGCCGACGGCGTCCGCCTCGCGGCCCGAGTCGAAGGCTGACCATCCCGCCTGCTGGGCCTGCTCGGCGAGGACGGACAGGAGTCCGCGGCCGGTCGCCTCCGAGTAGGTGGCGTCTCGGACCATCGCCTTGGTGGCCTGATACTCGCCGAGGTACACGCGGTAGGTGTCGCCGCCGCCGAGGACGGTGTCGAGGCGGCGGAGTCGCGCGGTGCGGGCGCGGAGCGCCTCGACGTCGGAGGGGCCGAGGCGCCCGGCGCCGGAGGGGGTGCGGATGGGCAGCGAGGCTGCGAGCCCGGAGGCTGCTTGGACGAAGGTGCGGCGCCGCATGTCGTTCCCGTTCTCTGCGCTGGTCTTGCTGGGCGCAGGGGCGGGCACCTCCCAGGGGCGGGGGGCGAGACCGAGGAGGTGGCCGGGCACGCGGAGTGCGTCCGAGATGGCCACGACCTTGTCGAACGTCGTAATGCGGCCGACCCCTTTGGCGAGAGTGCCGACGCGCTCCGGCTTGATGTCACACTCGGCCGCGATCTTCGAGTAGCTGACGCCTCCCCGAGCCCGCGCCAGCCGGAAGACCGTGCCGAAGTCGTGCGCCTCCAGCGCCTCGCGCATGTCTGGCGAGGCGAGAAGGTCTCGGGGTAGGGCGGTGGGCGGCTCGTAGGTCAT